TCTCGATAAAGCTTTGGAGGTTTCGCAAGAAACCGTAAAGCAGTTGAAAAAGTTTGGGCTTTCGCCCCAAAACTGCCCTGGACGGGCAGTTAGTTAACTTGTACCGAATTTTGCGATATAAACGAAGTTTGGAAAATTGAAGCACCAACTCAGATTAAATTTGAAAAAAATGAGTTTTGGCATAGTTTCAGGATAACATTTCTTGGTTTTGGGTTAGGCTATGCTAGGCAGTGGGGTTATTAAATTTATCCTTGACTTTTGGAAAATAGTGTTGTAGAGTCTATTTAAGGTTCAAAAATGACAGATTTAATTGCAAATGACCATTCCATAGTTCTTCCCGCCTTTGGTAAGTCCCCACGACTAACTTTAGAAATGGGTGTTATTAGGGATGCAGAACAAAGGCTGATTGAAGCAAAGACGGTCTCGCCTGTTACATACCCCGAACTTTCTTACACATTTAATAATTCGTATCGCGTTTTGAAAATGCATCTTAGTAATATTGGATACCAGCTAATGATGGCTGAAAAAGCGCTGCAAGAAGCAAAGGCCGATGTTATTCTGGGCGCTTACGCAGAATATCTTGAGGGAAAACCCAAGAGCGCTGGCTCGGCAGATCTCAGAGACGCCTTCCTAACCAGGGATGAGGCTTATAATGCGGCGCTAGATCGGACACATCAACTCCGCGCCCTGCAATCAAATTTCGAAGGAAAAGTAAAAGTCTTGGAGAATGTCACATCTTTCATGAAACAGAAGATGTACCTAATCTCAAAATCGGGTTTAGGAAACGATAACTTGTATGTTACGAGTGAAAGTAAGGGAAAATAAATGAGTATTAATAAATGGGCTAAACAACTTAAAACAGAATATTCTTTGGATTTGGATTACGATTCATTTGCACCGGAAAATGTAATTAAATCACAGTCGCCTTCTATCAATTATAGCTTTGCGAATAAATCCCATGGATTACCTAAAGATGCCAGTTTAATGCTATATGCTCCAGCTAAAGCAGGTAAGTCCCTTATTTCTAAAAGCTTCGTTGCTGAAATCCAAAAGAATGATCCAGAAGCCATTACTATGGAATTTAACACCGAATTTCGAGGCATGCAGTCCTCCAGTAATATTTTCGGTATCGATCTAAATAGACATCTTGTGTATCAGACTAATCGTCCGTCAGAAATATTTGATTTCTTGGTTAAGGACGTGGCGGCCCAATTTCAGGACGGAATGCCTCTTAAACTTGTAATCATAGACAGTTTAACCTATGTTGCGGGCGTAAAATCAATGAACGCTGACTCCGTAGAAGACCATCTTATTGGCGACAAAAGTCTAACCATCACCAAAGGATTAGAACTCATTGTTCCTTGGCTAAAAAGAAATAGGATTCCACTTATTGCTACCGCACATATGAGGGCCAATCTAGATCCAGGAAATCCTCGGGCTCCCAAGGAGAAAGCAGCTATAAATCACATGGCACGTCACAGTTTCGAAGTTTTCATGAGTTTTAGAAAAGCAGGTGCTGCCGATGACAAAGTTAATTTAGCAGGAGAGGCTTACGAAGATAATAATCAAAAAGATATCCGTGGTAACGCAGAGATAACTGGACACAAAATTATTTCAAAAGTGGAAGAAAATAGTCTTGGTGTTCCGGGTAGAACTGGAATGGTAACCCTTGACTATAAAAAGGGATTGGTCGACATTGAGTCTGAGGTATTTCTTTTGGGAACCAATACCGGCGTTATCAAAAAAGAAGGAAATCGTAATTACTTCTTTGCTGACAAAAAATGGACCTCTAAAATGGATTGCGCTAATGCCATCAAAGACGATCCCAAACTTGCCGCAGCAATCATAGAAGAAGTTCGCAAACTCGATGACAAGTGATATGAAGGGCAAAATGTCTAAACCTACAGAAATCCGTATCAATAGTCGTGACCATTGGGAGTCGTGCTACATGCGTCACCAATACTTGAAAAGAGTGACGGAACAACCTACCGGGGAGGAAATGGCTCCCTACTACAGGATTGTGGAGAACTTCACCCGAAATACCTTCTACGTCTACAAGAACCTATTTCTTATGGTTGGCCTAGACCTGGAGGACGTATTAAATAACGGCCAGGTTCAGCTCATTAGTTTCCTAGGTTTATTTGCTTTAGAGAAAAATCCGGAGAAGTTAGCCGACTTTGAGAGAAACTATAAAAGCAGAAACTCCATCCTTTGCTCAAAAGAGAATATCTTAGACAAAAACAAGGCCAACTTTACATGTTTCTTAAAACAGCGGCTAGAAGACATGGTCAGAGTTTGCAGACAAAAAGCTAAGAATATCAGGGGTGTGGTCGCGGAAGAGTTCTTGGTTTTTAAAGGCTCTCAAAAGCCTCCTAAGGATATTGAAGATTTGCTTGACAATTACGAAAAACACGGTTATAGTCCTTTAACGACCTCTTCTTTTAAGACGATCAAAAAAAGAATGAGTCGAAAGCAGGAAGGACCGGTTTATTTGGATAACAATATTTGGTATGTTTGCGTTCCTATTAGGAAGAAAGTGCTAAGTCTTGCCGATTTTACTTGCAATAACTATGATCCTTATGATAATCTACATAATATGACTCCAGAAGAGGTTTTAGATAGATCAGAAGCAAATGACTGGGATGGTAAGTGGCTGAAGTTTAATACGATTTCCAATAATGAACGAAAGGACATGATCAAGACCTTTATAAACAACAACCAGGGTAACCCAACTTTTAAAGAAGAGATCAAAACCGCTCGCAGATTTTTAGAGGCTTTAAATGTCGCAAACACAAGCAACGTTTGAGGAAGTAATCAGGGCTTGGATTCTTGATTGTGATGGTCGAGTTCCGACCGAGAAGAGGCAGCGTCAGGAGTCTTTTCTTGTCCTTTTAGGTAACCTAGCTAAATATGGGTATGACAAAGAGGAACTTACCACTTCCAAAAAAGAGAAAATTGTTCGGTCGTGTGTAAATCCTAACTATCGCCATAAACAAAAACTCAAGACCTGGATTGCAATGGTTGTTAGCGATTTAGAGGACGCTATCCTAATTTACTACGGCCAGGTTAAAATTGACCGAGATGTTATCACGCCAGAAATGTCCTCCAAGCTAGATGGCTTGAGTAAGAAAGCGGAAGAGACTAGGCTGCTAAGAAGCGCTGATGATTCGGAAAAAGATTCGGAAAGCGGAGACGAAGGTCTTGACATTGAGGGTGAAGTTAAAAACGCCATCAACAACCCACATAACATTACGGAAGAAAATTTTGAAATAACGGACGAGATGCTAGGAAATTCGGTTGGCCCAGAAGTCGTATGGGATGAAAATTTCATGGACAAGATCGAGTCTGACGATGAGCGATAACCAGCCTCAATCAGAAGCCTTAAAGAAGTTTCAAGAGGCTATTGAAAAGACTAAAGCCGGTAAAACGGATACCCAGAGCCTTAGGGAAAAGGTCCAGGAAAAGAAACTTTTCGTAGAGGACTATAAGTACACCAACGAACTGGAAAGAATCAAGAAAAGTGAAGCCGATCTAAAAATAGCAGAAAAAGTCAATGTCGGTATTATGACCGACGAAGACATTTTGGAGGTCCAGGAAAGAAGTCGATTATACCTGGAAAGCGCCAAGAATGGTATGACGTTCTTGCACGAGTCCTTCCGTAAATGGGTTCCTTGTTGGGCCGGTAATATTATCCTGGTGGGCGCTAGGACGGGTTCGGGTAAGTCTACTTTGGCCGCAAATCTACTGCTGAGCACGATTCAGCAAATCAATCCCCTGACTGGAAAAAATCGGAAAGTCTTGTGTATTAGCGCCGAGGAGACCTTGTCCCAGGTTTTCAACAGACTCACATGTTTGGTAAAAAACTACGATTACAACGAACAAGATGAGTTTACAGATGAGCAAAAAGAGAACCTGATCAAATTCATCCCTAGATGGGCCAAAAATGGGGTGTCTGTTATTGGGGATGACGACTCCACTTGTGTGGCTAGTCTAGAAGGTCTAGAGTCTATTCTCAAGAATCTTCTGGCTACCAAAACGTATTATGACTTAATTGTAATTGACTACATCCAAAAATTTAATACCTCTTCTAAAAATCCGATGCAGAACGAGTACAACGTATTGAAGGCGGCTATGAAGATTTTGGACAAGTTTAAGAACGTATATCCTGGAGCTATCGTGGTCTTGTCCCAATTGAAGGCTCAGAACGAAGAAGAAACCTTGGACTTTCAAACGCGTTTAAGAGGGTCTTCTGATATTATTACGCCTTGTACGGTGGCGCTTGAAATGCAGATCGACAGTAAATTGAACAAGACCCGTTTTATCGTAAAAAAGAATCGATACAAGGGGTCTACCTTAGGCCACGGAAAAGATATGGGTTTTAAGAAGGGGTGGTTTGTTCCTTACACCGAAGAGTTCCAGAAGGAAATCGCCGTTAAGAACGAAAAGAAAGATTATTACGAAACTGTTGGAAAGCATGTGGGAGATAAAGAAAAACAAACTGAAACAAAGGAGAAAGCAGATGTATAGTCGTGAAACCGCAGAAGAGTTGAATAAGTTGTCCATGGAAGTATTTGGCAGTAAAACCAAGTGGCGCAAAATGGTTGAAAAAGGCGTGGCAGAACTAGTTGAAGAAAATACCACGAAGTTGACTTATGTGGACGGTAAAGAAAAGACCGAAACCATCAAAACGCCAGTCCTACATAAGGACCAAATGACTCAATACACGCTTAAGCGTTATACCGTACCGGAAGTTCGGGAATTCATGCTTTTGGTCAAAGAACGCCACGCCCAGCTCCAAGAAGCTATTAAGCGCATTGAAGCCCAAAAGAAGGCTTCGGAAGCCACTAAAGCCTCTATAGACCGGGCCTCTGGTAGCGCTACTCCGTAAACGATGATGAAATTCCCCTTGACTTTTTAGAATACCTGGTCTAGGATGGTGATATGAAGGATTTTAAAGCCCTCCTAGACCTCGTATTTGACCCCACAGACGACGTTTGTGTAAGTAATGCTCAATGGGCCTACCATTCGATCCCGCAGTCTCTGGCCTTATCTGGAGAGGTTACACTGGTCTCCAATAATAGCAAGGTATCTGTCCAAAAAGTTAAAACAAGTGAGTTAACCCTTTTGAGTGTAAATGCCATAAAAGGCTTTAGAAATGACAGTAATGTAACCAAGTACCGGACATTTCTTTGGGAATGCGATATCGGCACGCTTCAGCAGCAGTTAAACTACGCCAAAGATCTAGAACTACCCTACAGTGCGGCCATATTTTCTGGCAACAAGTCCGTACATTTCTTAACAGTTCTAGATGAGGCTATAGACGCCAAGACTTATAGATATATCTACCGATGGGTACTATCTATCGGAACCCTTTTTGATAAAAACTGCAAGAATCCATCTAGGGGTGTTAGAATTCCAGGAAACATAAGACCTGACACCGATAGAGAGCAGAAACTTATAAGTCTAGGAAGCAGGGTCAAACTAGAGGACTTTTATGCGTGGTTATCTAAATATGATCATTTAAGCCCAAAAGAGCAAAAGAGGGAAAATACCTTGACAAATGGAAAAGACTATGGTAAGTTGTCTAGATGGGCGGTAAGGCAGTTTGAAAAAGGTATCGATTTTTCAAAGGGTCGAAACCAAACTTGGTACGCTCTGGCGTGCGACTTAGTTAAGTCCGGATTTTGTCAAGAAGAAGCGGTTTGTATCCTGGGACAATATTACCAGGAAGAACACGATTTTCAAGAAAAAGAGTTTTTGTCTTGTATCGACCACGCATATCAATATATGAGAGACAAGGAATAAAATGGGAATTCGTGACGAAGAGATCCAAAGACTGATTAATTACACCAAAGGTCTTGGAGTCAAGGTCACTTTTTCGTCCAAGTCTTCTAAAGACGCAGCTAGTTGGTATCTGGATAATAGCGAGATAGTGGTTTATAAGCGAAACAACAGTACGAAAATAGAAACAGTCTTAAGCCTAATCCACGAAATCGCCCACGCCAAACATTGTATTTGGGAGAAGAATAGAGAGATAGACATAAAAGTAGAAAAAGCCATAGGCCATATGAATAAAGCCGAAGAACTTGAAACCGACACTAAGAAAAAACAGCGCAAGATTATTTTAGACGACGAGATAGCCGGCACCAAATATTGGGACGAGATTTACCACGAAACTAATATGAAGTTTCCGATTTGGCGTTTAGAAACCGCAAAAGAATTTGACATCTGGCAATATCAGGTTTTCTATGAAACTGGTAGTTATCCAAAATCTAAGGATAAGAAAAAGAAATATAAGGAATTAGTTGATAAACATAGGGAATGATATGGATGTAGAAGATAAAACGCTAGAACATATAGAATTTGAAACAAAATATAGAGTTGATGACCACCAACTCATTGAGTTCAAACAAATTATGGATTCTTTCCCTGAGAATAAAAAATTTCTTTATGTAGAAGGTCCCGATTATTACTGGACCTATCCTAAATGGTGGTTCGAAAACAACGCACAATGGGATCCGGATGGAACTTTTACTAGATTTAGAAAGCCTAGTTATGGACTAGACAATGGTAGTAGACAAGTTACCACAAAATACAAACCTAAGGAATCGAAAAATAGTATACAAAGAATAGAAAATAACTGGGATATTAAAGACAAAACAGAAGAAAAAGTTATCATTAAAGAACTGGAATGTAGTGGTAAAAAATTCAGTTTCTCTATCGTTAAGAACTGCCACATCTACAACTTATCTGACGCAACAGTAGTATTTTATACCGTATATGACATTACAGATGGAAAGCCGAAAAAGGCCGAAAGTTTTGTAGAAGTTGAAGTAGATGAAGACAATATGAAAAATACCACGGAAGAACAGGCTTGGGAAGTAATTATTAAATATGAAAAACTTCTAGAACCTTTAGGATTGAATGCGAGAAAAAGGCTTTACAAAAGTTTATTTGCAATGTACAAAAGAAATGTTTAAGGAGTTATATGGTTGTTAGAAACAAATTTTACAGAATCATAGATAAATATAGAAGAATTTTGACTAAACGCTATACCAAAACTAAAAGTGTAATGACTGTAAATAGTAACCGTTCTAAAAATAAAATTCTGGATTTTTATTTGAAAAATAATCGTTGGCCTAATCGTAGAAGTAATAATAAAACCGAGAAACGCTTAGGTTCTAAATTTGAAAATTATGTCTCAAAAGAAAATTTTTGTTATGATCCAAATTTTCGTCGTATCGTCATGATCACAGGTCGTAAATCGAATAATAAACGTAAGCATGACCGTAGTATACTTAAGAAGGAAATTTTAGATTTTATTGAAAAACACGGAAGAACACCCAATCGATATGGCAGACCACAAGAATTTGAAGGCGAATCAAAACTTCGTAATAATTTAGATCGCTATACTCAGGTATATAAAGATATGACATTCTTAGGTGAAGTTTATTCGTTAGATCCATGTCATCGTTCCGGAATTCCATTAAAATTTAGACCTTTGATCAACAAAGCTTTAGATGTAGACAAACCTTTGTTTAGGATCTGTAAATGACAGATATATATGCCTTAGCCGCTCGTGTTAAGAAATTAGCTCGTGATTATGATGCCAATTTAAGCCCTATTGGTGAAAAACTTTGTAATTTGTACATTCATGTCTTAAAAGACCTATATGAGTTCGCTGAAACCGTTCCTGAACCACACAAAACGAAACTGGTAGAGCTTATCGAATCAAAAGAAGGATTCTGTAGAGACGTTATAAATTTGAACAAGAAAAGGAAATAGAAATGACCATATTAGATGATTTTATCGGCGGTCTCGTGGATTGGGAAAAGGTATCGGCCGATGGCACTACAATCTGTTCTGGTTTCGGTAGTTTTCAGGGCGCTGAAATAGGGGAAAGACTCCACCTCGCAGGAGACTATGGGGTTACTACAAGTAAAATTCAATCCATTACGGTATACGGAGAATTCGCAACCATTAAAACCTTGAATTCGACTTACTCTTTGAGGGCATGGAAATGACACTAACTCCAGAGCAACTCATATACGACCTTCAAAAACAAATCATAAGGCTTGAAGAAGAGCTGCGACATGCTCAGGAAGACGTGAAGGATTTTGAAAAATTGGCAATAGAATGGAAAAAGGGGCACAACGAACTGGAGATGAAACATAAAAGGATTACAAAAGAAAAGGACCAGATTATAGAGGAGTTGGAAGAGGAATTGGACACTTGGAGAACGTACAAGGAACTATCCTAGCATTGCCCTAGATATAAGCTTGACTAGTTCTAGAATTCCTATCCCTATTTCGTAAAGAAACACTAATCCTGCGACGCACAAAACTGCGGCTAAGAAATCGTCTTTCATAGCTTGGAAATACCCTTAATAATATCTGCGGCGGCATCAATCAAGAATTTAATCTCAGGCTTAAAGATGTAGCCAATACTTACGCAGCAAAGATAGGGGGCCATAGCCCAAACTTTTAGGGCAAATGACTTGATCGAATTACAAAGATTTGATAGTTTTTGAAGCATAAATTATTGATAGAATTCTTTAACTATGATGATTCCCGAACCACCTTGACCGCCGTTTCCACCAAGAGTTCCTGTGAACCCTGCCCCGCCTGCGCCTACTACGTAGGCCGCACCTGATGACATGATACTAGCTAGAGCCGTTCCTGAGATGAATACTCGAATAAACCCACCCGCGCCGCCGCCTGATGACCCAGCCGTTGCAGTTCCACCGCCTGCACCTCCGCCGCCGCCTCCGCTATTGACGATTGCCGCGTTTCCGTTTGAATTATTGTATCCACCGCCGCCGCCTCCGCCAAAGGGATTCGCTCCCCCTGCCCCGCCGGCGCTTGCAAAGGACGAAGTTTGAGCACTTGTAGGTTGACCCTGTCCACCCGCGTACGAATCAAGTGTGACAAGTCCGGATGAAGACGCAATTGAAACTGTACCCCCCGCACCACCTACTGCCTCTAGGACGCCCCCCAAACCCCCGTTTGCTGTGAGAAAAGAAGTGCCGAAAGTTGTGTTTCCGCCCGTTGTTCCAGTTCCGTTGTATGCACCTCCGCCGCCTCCGCCGCCACACATTTCGACTTCAAGATACAAAGGGGTTGGTCCTACTGGAAGAGTGTAGGTTCCGCTGCCAGAAAGGAAGACCTGAATAGTCGGAGCGTTTAAAGAAGGAAAAGTTGAATTAGAAAGGGTCGTCCAAACGCCTGCAGAAGTTCCGTTATTAATAAGGTTGGTGGTCAAAGTAGAGTTAGCTGGAACTGTTTGAAGTGCGCTACCGCCGTTGTGATTTACTTGGAGAGATCCGGAAGAGAGGTTGAATATTTGATATGAAATTCCGGCGCGTGAAAAAGTCGTAGCATCGGGTAGGACCACCGTTTGGTTAGCCGTTCCACTAAAGACTTGGATGGTGGCGCTAGTATTAATTAGCGTGGTTGTCCCACCTGAATTTGTGGTTGTTGCTACGGTATTAATGAGCGACGAATATTGTAAAACTGCCATTGAAAACTCCTTATAAACTCTCTATATCATATCTCTTATGCTGTTAAAGAAATCGCATAATACGTTAAAATGTAAGACGAAACGTCTGTTGGAATATTCCAGCTAACTGTAGCGCTTGTTCCGGTTTGCCCAGACAGTAAGATGGGCTGGTATTGCGGAAAACTATCGGAAGTATTTTGCATGGTCGCAATCAAAGTATATCCGCTAGAATTAAAATTCACTGGCAAAGGCAACGTAGCGGACGTTACTCCACTAGCTAGAGCAACTTGTCCGGTAGCTAAAATACCGTAGACCATCTCGTAATTTGCGGAATCCGTAAGGGTATTGAAGCTGAAATTGACTGTCGTAGTATTGTTCGCTCCCACTACCACCGTTTGAAATTCTGGGTGTGGATCAACCAAGTTCTGGATTTGTGCGATAACGGGATAGTTTGACCCTGTTTGGGGCATAAACAAACTAGAAGACAGAGTATCAGCCCCTGAACCAATAGCGGACTCCGCTTCCGGAAACGTCTTAAAAGGTACAATATAGGAAACAAAATAATTTGAACTGTCTAGAGGGTGATTCCACGAAAATGTAAAACCGGTTGGACTTTTTGCAGTTACTTCCACTTGCTGGTATTGAGGAAACGAATCTACGAGATTGCCCATCATAGCCAAAACTATATAGGAGGTATCTTGTTGGGTGGGGATGGTTACAACTTGGGAAGTGGCCCCTGAAGTGAGGGTGGCTTTTTTAGCATAATAACCGCCGCCACTAGAAACAGAGCCTAGAACGTTATTGATGGCCGCCAGAATGTCCGCAAGATTATCTCCAGCGGGCGTACCTATATTCGGAAGTGCGGCACGATTTATTACTTGGCGGTCGTCTAAAGGCTTATAGTCACTCATTATAACTCTCTTTATATCATTGAGACTCTATATAAAGATTGTCGTCTATTGGGATTGGGACAAGTGTTTAGAATTATTAAGAATTACCACTTACCGAGAGGGCATTTGAAGCTGGAGCCTCTAGCTTTTGCCGCCAAATAACACCCACATTCTCCACATTGATTGGTTTCTTTGATGTGTTTTGGGCATTGATTGCAGATTCCTAAGCGCTTATGGAATGTATCGTCTTCAACCAAAAGGTCGTTACCCTCTATAACGTCCTTGGCTAACGCCTTGGCCGATTCAGCGGCATACTTAAGTTTCTTAAGAATATCCGACATTCAAGAAACTCTTTGGACCAATATTTGGTTGAGTTCGTCTAGGATAGCCTTAGCTTCTAAGGGATTAAGTCCATCAAATCCGCCGATGAAGCCAAATTCATTCTCGTAAGTAGCAGCTTTGGTGTGATGGACATAAAACGAAGGAAAAGAGTACTTTTTAACCATTTTAGGGGTGCCGTCTTCGTTAAATTGCGCTACTGCCTTGGTGAGCTGATTTCCTTTTTCGTCCAATTGAATGGACCCGTCTTCATGGGTTAAGGGCTCATAAACAATGGCTTGAATGTCTTCCGCGTATTTCTCGTAATAGGACTTGCCATCGCTAAATTCTAGCGAAAGAAATTGAATACTTGGGTATTCTATTGAGAAGTTCTCAAACACCGGCTTAGCTGCTTCGCAGTGATGGCAGCCATTAGCGTGAAAGAACAGGACAGAAAACTCTTTTTCTTTTAGTAATGATAACTGATCTTCTTTAATATTAAGCATCATGAAATACTTATATCATAAGTAGGAATCAGTGAGGTCCCATACACATTATATATACATCTGTGTCTTGTGCACTATTGCTAGTGTTGTAACATAATAGAGTACCTGTTGAAGAGGTAGGATTTCCATCTCCACTGCAATAACCCCTAGTATTACTTTGTCCCACCGTAAAGAAACATGAAGGATAACTAGAAAATTCACCCGCCGCAATGTTAAAAGCGTATAAGCCGGTATTACTTCGTGTAACCGAGGTTAACCAACTCCCAGACTGGGAAAGAATCGTACAAGGGCTTGATGTGCAGCTACCAGGAGATGCTTCTGAGCCTGAGCCAAAATGCGCTCTCTCGATATGCTCCTGCCCCGTCGTCGTACTCGTCACGCTTCCGACGAGGATGGGGGCTGCTTGATAACCTGTAGTCATAAATACGCTAATTACTTCGTAAATAGGAGAACCAAGAGGTCCACCACTTTGAGTGGTAATGGTACCATCTGGCCTGAGATCAATGTAGTCACCGGCATTCAATTGAACTAATGCACTTGATGCTTGCGGCAAACTGCTGGTGTTCGTTAACGCCAAAAGAACGTAGTGAGATCCATTCTTGTACAAGTGAACGTTAGTAGTTCCTGCAGCATTGTACAGCGTTGTATTAACTTGATAGTATCCTGAAAAAGGGGCTGTAAATCTCCACGATGTACCGGTGGTGACGCAGGAACCTGAACATCCGGTATCAAATAATGCTGTTTGAAAGTTGATTGGATTTCCACCTGTTGTAGAAGTATTAGTGCTAACATAGTAGCTCGCAGCTACCGGGCTAGCGTTCGAATTCACCGCTATCTGCGAAGCGCTGGGGAAATAATATACGTCGATTTCGAAGGATTGCGGACTTGCAGCGGTCGCGTTATTTTGAATTGCAGCATTTGAACTTCCATTAAGAACAACGCCTTGGATTTGAAATTTAGCATTCGATACAGCACTAGTTAAAACAATTTGACCGGTAATTGTTGGGATAAATAAGGTGTTACCGCTATTTTGGTTAACAACAGCTTCATCAGACGAAGCTGTTCCGCTGGTAGCTTCGTAAAATCTAAATCCAGAACTGGTTACACCTGAGCCAGAATTTTGACCAAATGAGCCTCTTGCTACTAAATAGTAAACTCCTGCTGGAGCACTGGTGAAATCAATCTCGGGAACTTTTGTTGATGGAGCAACAGCGTTTCCAGACACAGTGGGTGTGGGACAGCTAGTATTGGCTGCAAATGCTACGTATGAACCCGTTGAAGTAATATTCCAAGTACAACTGGTCGTTGCGACCCAATTAATGGACCCCAAGAATTGAGCTTGATTGATTTGTGAAATATTTGTAGCCTTACCATAAGTGATGTTTGCAACATGCAAGGCGGAAGCCCCGCTGTTACCCGTCACGTTTTTAATAGCTACAGTCGTAGCACTCCCTAAACTTCCGCACGGAACGTTCAATATCACGTTTTTAGAAGTAGACTGTGCTGACAAAACTACATAAGCAGCAACGTTCGATCCTTGTAACACCTGTGCTTGAACGGCGCTTCCCATAGAAGAAGCGGTGTAATCAAAGCTAAGCATGCAGTTTTGGCCGTTAAGGGAATTGTCCAGGGTATTTAAGGTCCAAGTAACACTATCAGTGGTATCGTTGGTAAGCGCGATTTGAAAGTCCGAAATAGCCGTTAAAGGAGTACTGGTATTTTGAGATACCGTAGCAGAACCACCCACAGCGACGTTGTTGACGTTTTCAAAACCAGAAGGATTGATAACGTAATTCCTGCCCTGGGTACCGGATTGTTGTCCCAACAAATAATCGGTTAATTTTACTCTGTTTGATGTATTAGCCATAATTAATTGTTCCTACATTTCTCTACCCAAGCGGCAGAATCCCATACCAGCGTTAACATATCACTTGCACCTAAAGTACAAGGTCCGTTTAGTTCCACAGATCCGCTTTGATTTGGAATAGTTACCGTGTTGGTGTTTGACCTTCCGATAATATGAAGTTGTTGTCCCACCACAGTTCCTGCGGCAATTGCTGGGCTTGCGGTAATAGTAACTGCTCCGCCAGAGCCCTGGATAAAACTTACTTGGATTAATGCGGTCGTAGATACGTTAGTTCCACCCACCAATCCATTTGCAGCGGTAATGCTTAATGGAGAAGCTCTTGTTCCGAAAGTGGAAGGAGCAGCAGATGAGGTTGCTTGCCAAGTAGGTGCAGAGCTTGAGCCAGTAGATGTCAGAACATATCCGGAATTACCCATTCCAGACGAAGCGCTTTGTAGTGCTCCAGTCGCTGTGGTGCCACCGATAATTGGGGCATAGACAGTAAATGAGGTATCGCCGGTTCCGCCGTATCCGACACCTACTACCATCCCATTCCAGGTACCAGAAGTAATGGTTCCAACACTTACTAAACTAGAAGCGGTCGTTAGTGCAGACAGCGTAGTCAAAGTAGCGTTCGATGTCGCGGTTACGTTTGCAGCAGTTCCAGTTGTATTTTGATTCAGAGTAGGAACGTCGGCTGCGACAATCGCTCTGAAAGTTGGTGCGCCCGAAGATCCGTTTGGAGCGGCAAGGAACGTATTAGCGCTTTGGCTCTTGAAACTAGCAAGAGTTAAGGTGCCAGAACTCGTGACAGGGCTTCCACTGATATTGAATAGGCCAGTAGAATCTGCTAAAGCGACCGATGTGACAGTACCAGAAGATGCAGGACTTGCCCATGCTGGTGCTCCGGAAACAACAGTCAGTACTTGACCAGTAGATCCGATTCCTAAACGTGCTGCGAGTCCAGTTGAAACTTCGTATTCGATATCACCAGTCGTGGTCATTGGTGACAAAGCGTTATAGGCAGCAGCAGCGGTTGTCTGACCGGTTCCACCATTTGCGATAGCGATCGTGGTTCCGTTCCAAGTACCAGAAGTAATTGTCCCTACCGATGTCAGGGAAGAACTTACTACCGTAGAATTCAGAGCGGTTCCGCTCAAAGTTCCAGCAGGAGCGACAACTGCGTTGCCACTTGCGGCTGTGATCAATCCCTTGGCATTAACAGTAAAGGAAGGAATCGAAGTCGAAGAACCAAAAGATCCGGTATTTGAATTGACGGTTGCAAGTGTCAAAGCTCCGGATGCGACGATGGTAGCGTCCCCAGACATTGTCACCGAAGCAGCAACGTTTGAAGCGCTTCCTACTAAGATATTACCGCTAGTCAAAGCCGCCAATTTAGAAAAGGAGATCGCAGCAGAGCTTGAAATCTGAGTATTGGAAATACCGCCGGATTTAACTTCCAGGGTACTGCCGGAACCGCTTTGATCCAAGGTAACGCCATCAGTGATGGTTGCAAGTTTTGCGGTGGTCACGGAAGCACTTGCAAGCTGTGTACTGCCTACGCCAGAGGTTGGGATGTAGAGCTGGTTACTTCCGTTCAAGCCAATGGTAGAACCGTCATACAATACGTTTAGGGTATTGCCTGATTTAGAGAGAGCGTTTCCGGGCTGGATTTGATTGCCGCCATTGAACTGGACGAATGCGCTTCCGCTATATACCCATGCAGAGTCGGAGTAATTTGTTCCTGAAAGAACGATGATGGTGTCGCCAGAAGAAGGAGCCGCCGTAGCTCGTCCGTTATCGATCCTAGCCGCCCAAGTGATTGCTGTTACTACCACGGTAGCGGTATAGACTTCGTTGTTTCCGCTAGAAAGATTTACGAACAGAACCGACGTTCCGTTAGTGACAGTCGTTCCATCGATAAGGGTGGCCGTAGTCGCAGGAAGCGTGGTGTCGACGTTATCAAACAAATTAACAGCAGGTCTGTATTCAATTCCCGCTAGAGCATTTTCTAACTGGCCGTAAGTTACAGCGTCGTTTGTGCTCGTTCCATTTGCAAGATTTGTAATCTTGTTTGAACCCATGTTGATAGCACCAGACATGGTACCACCACTTAAAGGCAAATAAATCGAAGACAACGAAGGAATATCTGCTGAGACCAAACTTCTGAAATTTGGTTGAGCAGCAGAACCAGAGCTTGGGCCAGCAAATACTTTGTTGGCGGTTTGGGTACTTAGACTAAATGTAAGTGTTCCAGATCCGGTAACAGGTGATCCAGAAATACTATAAATTGGAGTACTTGAGCCGTCCGCTAAAGCGACGGAGGTGACGGTACCGTTAGTTGCAGGAGTAGCCCAGACGGGCAGGCCGGCTGAGACAGTTAGTACCTGCCCAGTCGACCCAACCGCTAGTCTTGCGGGCGCAGGAGTTGCGTTTTCGTAGATGATATCGCCGGCAGTAGTTAAGGGTGACAGAGCGGCAAAAGCAGCCGCAGCAGAAGCTTGACCGGTACCGCCGTTAGCGATAGCGATCGTGGTACCATTCCAGGTACCAGAAGTGATTGTTCCAACACTTGCTAAGCTTGAAGCCGTGGTTAGGGCAGAAAGGGTGGTCAGGGTAGCATTGGAGGTTGCGGTTACATTTGCAGCAGTTCCAGTAGTATTTTGATTAAGCGTAGGAACATCGGCAGCAACTATAGCTCTAAAAGTAGGAGCACCTGAAGATCCATTCGGAGCAGCAAGGAAGCTATTTGCGGATTGGCTTTTCAAACTAGCAAGAGTTAGAGTTCCAGAAGAAGTTATAGGGGAGCCAGAAATATTAAATATTCCGGTAGAGTCGGTCAAGGCAACGGAAGTCACGCCAGTAGATGGAATGGAATAGTAGCCTAGAGTTCCACTACCGTTTGTTCCGTAATACTTAGTATTACCAGGAGTTGCGGAATCGTTTACAAGAGTGACGACGCCTGCGGTGTTGACGATGGAATCCGAATAAACGACCGGACTTGCAGCAGCTTGCCATGAAGGAAGAGCGCCTGCGCCATTGGAGGTAAGAACGTAGCCGGAGGTGCCCAGTCCAGAAACTTGTTGGAGCGCGCCTGTACTTGAGGTTCCGCCCGCTAAAACAGCGTAAGGAGTGAATGATGCAACTCCCGTGCCACCTTCTGCGATTTCCAACGGATACATCGTGACGCCGCCGGTAGAATTACCGATACCAGTGACTTGACCATCCAACCAAATGGAGGTGGTGCTCATAATGATACCGATTTTTAGGTCGGCTTCGCTAGTTCCAGTTGGAGCGATAGCACTGAAAGCACCGGCAGAAGTCAACCAAACAGGACCTCCGATATTGGCGGTACTAAAAGGGGTATCAGAAGAGCCTAGGGTGTAGGAACCAAAGGAATAAACTGTAATGTTTTGGCCAGACGACACCGCTGAAGTAGAAAACGCTATTCCAATTCCCCAGAATTCGTCGAAGGACACAATGCTATAATCCGCAGCATAAATTCTGCTGGTAACTTCAGAAAGGGCATTCATACCCCAACGAACTACGTAGGAAGTGTTAGCGGCAAAGCTTTGGCCTGCTACGAACGTGTTAGCAATAGAGGTAGAGGAATTGATCTGAACCCAACTTAGGTTGCCAGACCCATCGTTTTGGAGGTAGGATAGAGCTGAACCTTGGGCAGAAGGTAAAATAAGGGAATAAGAGGTCGTGGCAGAAGCTGCAGATAGCTGTACATACCCAGAAGAAGATCCTAAAAATTCTTGCGAAGATACTGCAAATATATTTCCGCTTACAGACAAATCAACAGTTCTTGGAACGCCATTGATTAAGTTTAGGATTTTGTTGTAAACTGCCATTTTCTACTCCGCTGCAATATTTGTTAAAGTCTTGTTTTTCTTTACGAGAGCAGTATCTTTTTTTGTTTTTACTTTATGATCTTTTTCCCACAACGGCTGCAAATTAGTGTAATGGCATAGAGAATAAAGTTCTTTTTCGGTGACGGCCATTCCTAATGGAATTATATGGTCTATATTCCATTTATTATCGCCCTTGCCGTAATTATCCCAGGTCATCCCGACTTGAAATTGGGATTCAAGATGACTTACTAGCGTCTCTTTGGAACAACCTATGTATTGTGAAAAATGGGTATTTTTTGACCAGACCTTAGATTCTAAGGCGTCCAGAAGACGTGTTCTAAGATTTGATAAGAGTCTTGATCTGGGTTTAGAGGCGCGTACTTTCCTTCTGCTCTTACACTTTTCAGTACTGCCATATTTCTTATAATACCCAGAAAGTTTTTGGGTATTATTTTTGTCCCATTCTACTTTATATTCTCTAATACGTTCTTTATTTTTAACTCTACGAGCGTCTACTTTATGCTTATTCTTTTCGTAGTATAGTTTGTCGCAGGATTTGCACGATGTATATAGGCCGTCTTTTGTATATTTATCGTTTCTAAACATACTAGACTCCTTTCCAATTTTACATTTAGTGCAAGTCTTCATATTGGTCTTATATCACAAGTAAAAAGGGTGGGCTGAACCTAAGTCCAACCCACCGTAATTATTGATTAATTTACGCCCATCACCTGAATGTTAACCCAGATGTTGTTAGCGTCCTTAACTTGGCCCACTTTAACAACAGCGTCTCCTGCAGCAGAAGGAGCGGAACTCGACAGAGCCCCACTGCTTCCTAAATACAAAGGAGCACCGATTGTGAAGCCGTGTGAAGGAACGTTGATCAAGCCCATTTCCACAACGTTGACTGCTCCGCCTGGGGATACAGCCGAACTTGGGTAAGCCAAGCCGATGACGTAGAAGTTGTCTGCGCTGGAAGCAACGTAGTCAGCCTTATACATTTGGCCAGAAGTTCCGGCATCTGCCGCTAACTCATAACGAAGTGCGTACAGCGTGCTAGCAGAAAGAGCTTGGCCAGCTACTTCTGAGGTTTCCAACTTAGGAGCTTGTGCTACTGAAGCAGCCGATCCAGCACCACCGACGATGGTTACTTGGTCGAACGCGCCAGTGGACAATTGCGTAGCCGAAACACCTGATGCTTTAATTTCAAGCGAGCTACCCGAACCGCTTTGATCCAAGGTAACGCCATCAGTGATGGTTGCAAGTTTTGCAATCGTGACTGAAGCAGAAGCCAACTGAGCCGTTCCGACTCCGAGAGCTTTAATTTCGAGCGAGCTACCCGAACCCGACTGATCCAAGGTAACGCCATCAGTGATGGTTGCAAGTTTTGCAATCGTGACTGAAGCAGAAGCCAACTGAGTGGAGGTAATCCCGGAAGCTTTAACTTCGAGTTGATTAGATCCGTTGATATCAATCGTGCTTCCATCGACCTGAACTGCGATACCGCTGCCGCCAGTAGCGAGAGCGCTGCTAGCTGCAAATTGTACGGCCAATCCAGACGAGTTATCCAGAAGAGATGCGTCTGCGACTTTGATGTCAAGTTTATTTCCGGAAATTTGAATACCGTTTTGAACTTGAACTTTGATACCACTGGTACCGGTTACGATCGCACCAGCAGCGTCTTCTTGAACAGAAATACCACCACCAGCGACCAAGATCGAAGAATCCGAAGCTAGAACAGCGATAGCAGCGCTTGAGAAATGTAAACCATTTCCAAGGTTGGCAATTAAATTGCCTGCACTTACTGTCAAGCCATTGCCGTAGTCTAGGCTAATCGAAGTACCGCTTGCACTGAGAGGACTGTTGAAGCTGTATTCGCCAGCACTAGAGAATTGAACGAATGAGACCGACGATACTGAGTTTACAACCCAACCGGTGTCAGCGTACTGAGTTCCTCTGAGGACCAGGTAAGCGAAACCAACGGTAGGAGATACAGACGTAGCGGTGAGGCTATACGCTCCACCCGAAACTGCAGCAACGTAGGTACCGTTTTGGCTAGCGGTGCTTTGATTGCTAAGGATAAGTCTGTCACCATTTAATACGGTGTAGCTGTCGATAACGAGCGGTGCGCTGCCAGACAACGGAACGTTGGAGCTAGCGAATGCTTCGACCGGCGGTTGCCAATCCAAACCGTTGATTGCGGCATCAACGTATGCTTTTGTAGCTGCATCACTTGCAGCAGATGGAGTGCCCAGAGAATTGATCTGGTGTCCACCCATGTTGATAGCGCCCGACATCGTTCCACCCGAAAGAGGAAGATAAAGGGACGACAACGAAGGGATATCGGCAAGAACCAAATCTCTGAAACCAGGCTGAGCGGCAGACCCAGAAGCAGGACCTGCAAACACCATATTTGCAGATTGATTGTTCAGGGTGATAGCAAGCGTACCAGAACTGGTAACAGGAGATCCGGAAACTGCGTAAATTGGAGAGCTAGAATCGTCAGCGAAAGCTACAGAAGTAACTGTTCCAGAAGTTGCTGGAGCAGCCCAAACCGGCAATCCACCCGAAACGGTCAATACCTGACCAGCAGATCCGATTCCGAGTCTTACTGGAGCAGGCGCAGAACTTTCATAGATCATGTCGCCGGCAGTCGTCATCGGAGACAGAGCAGCGAAACCAGCATTGGCGTTAGATTGGCCAGTGCCGCCGTAAGCGATACCTACCGGGGTTCCTTGCCAGACACCGCTTGAGATAGTTCCAACAGAAGCGAGGCTAGAAGCAGAGGTCAGAGCAGAAAGGCTCGTGAGGGTAGCGTTGGAAGAAGCTGTGATATTAGAAGCAGTTCCCGTCGTGCTTTGATTCAACGTTGGGAAATTGCCCGCTACAGCAGCGGCCATGGAGGTTCCATTACCGTACAGGATGCCCGTAACGGTCGTAGATAGGGTCAACGCAGGGGTTGCGCCACCCGAAGATGAGCCGGCAAAGCCGTTTGCAGAACTTACGGAAATAGCTGTGACGGAACCGCTAGCAGCAGCGATCCAGGACAGATTGCCTACGCCGTCGTTGGCGAGGACATAATTAGAACCAGCGGCTTGATTTGCTGGCCAGTTGATCTGATAACTACTAGCGAGGGCTGATCCAGAGATGATAATGTGATTACCATTACCGTCCATCTGCAGATTGCCGCCCAGCTCCAATACGTTGGAACTGTTAGATAGATCTACTGTTCTACCTACACCGTTAATTAAACTTAAAAATTTTGAGAAATTTGCCATTCTAGCGTCCTTTTCTGTGATGATTGGCTATTGAAATTGTATAAACTAAAGATTGCCCTTTTTATTATTGGGAATTGCTATGTTGCTGAAACTTAATATATTTACAGTACGTCCACAAACTGGGTGAATAAGGCTATGTCTAATGCTGATGGATTGGTCTCATTAGGGACCAAGACACCTAAAAAGATGACTATATCTCCTTCCACGAAGCTATTTACGCCCGCAGAAGGTATAATACTCGTGGGGTTAGAGTCAGTTCCTATATAAAGAGCGGTTCCGGCCGTATAGGAGGTGACGAAGTTAGGAAGCCGCCCATTGGCGACGACTGGACCATTCCCTGAGGCAGGGATTCGGACCGTGGCGTAACCCACGAAAGCTTGCCAACTGGCTTGGCTGGTGACATCTAGTGGAACAATCAACCCAGAGCCTGTGACTGAGACGGCCATTCCTTGTGGAATAGCATTCACGATAGAAGCATTGGTATAGTTGGTTACGATGGATACCGCTGATCCAGTGCTTTGTTGATCAAAGTAGAACGGGGAATAGCTCATAAAATATTCTCTTTTATAAAATGTACCAAGCCGTGCCAGAACTTACGACGGTGATAGCTTGCCATTGAGAAGGCAACATAAAAATATTCATTCCATCTATGGTATCAGAACCTGCGCCTTGCAAACTCAAAACATTTGCGGAAGCATCTACTTTTTTCACGAAAAATATTCTACCAATACCAGCGGAAGCGGTCGGTAGCGTAAACGTAATCGCTCCGGAGGTACAATCTCCTAAAATTACGAAATCGGTTGTAAGCAAAGTGTAATTACTTGTTTTAGTTGAAACCGAAACCGCATTTCCGAAAGCGTTCATTCCGGCTGGGCCTGTGGGACCTTGAATTCCGGGAGGACCTTGTGGGCCGACGCCACCGCCGCCGCCTCCACCACCGCCGCCTGCGCCAATTCTAAACTCTACTTCATCACCAACAACTAAGCCGCCGCCAGGAAGAGTTAGAATTTGAATTTCATTGCTAGGTGCGCCAGCATTACCCACTTCAGCGTAGGCGCCGCTCTCGACATCCATGTACTGACCGTTCAAGAACACTTGCAAAGTGCCTTTACCGACGGTGTAGTAAGAAATAATATCAGCTTCTCTGGAATTAAGAGGAAGTGTAATTATGGTACCGTTAGCAACAGGTCCATTTAAAGATGACGGAGGTGTTGCTCCAGAAGCAACGATCTCGATCACTTCATCATACGTGGGGGAATCAAGGGATTCTACAAATTCTCCGAAAGCGACATCTAATTTTTTAATCGCTAACGTTAAATTGTCGCCGTCTTGGATAATATAGTTTCCAACTCCGGTACCGGACTGGGAGACAGAGATAGTAAATGGAGCGCCGACATTGAAATTTCCTGGAGAAGCGGTAGAACCAGCGGAATTATTAGTGACTGTCAAAACATTGGAAGCAATGGTGACCGAGAAATCGTGTTGAACCGTGGTATTAAGAAGTGTCTGAAGTGTGGTCGCAGTCTGAGCCGCAGTTTGTCCAGTGGTTACGGACCATTCCAGGGGAGTTCCGTTGGCCAAAGGCATTGGATCGGTGCCGCCACCATCTTTATTAACCCAAACATAATACTCTCTGGCGCTAGCCGAAGAATAAATGATGAAATATTGTTCGGAAGCCATTGTGGCCGCAGATCCAGTCGTAATACTCGTAATCTGAGGTAGAACGGAGTTGGATTCGCCTTCCCAAACATTGTAAGCGGAAACGTACTGAGGAGCGGTAGCACTTTCAATTGGGCTGCCGATATAAGTCAAAACGTTTTGAATTTGTGGGCCAGAAATATTTTCTGAAACACCGTAAGCAAGATCTACGCCAAGCCAACGAATGTAAACGCGAGGAAGTGCGCCGCCATCGTCGTTACGAGAAAACAACCAGAAGTAATTAGGTCCGGTAGGAACCGCAGCACGAGCAGCAATTTGAATGTCACGAGAATTACCGCTTACACCCGGAAGCGTGTAAGTACCAAAAGCGTATTGAGCAGGTGCGCCATCTGGGCCTGTACTTGCGCCGCCGTAATTTGCGGTGAGAACGACCGAATAAGAATTGGTGACCGTAGCTATTTCATAATAGCCAGAATGGTTTGCTGATTCAAGTTTAACCCAGTCCCCAGGAAGAAGACCCGTAGTCCAAGTAACGTTACCAACCGAGGTTACGATGTCGCTACCGCCCGTGAAAACTAAATCCGCCCCAGCGGTGACATCACGAGTCAGTTGAATGTACGCTACTTGTCCGTCAGCTAAAACAACGGAACTGCCGGTGGGATTTGCTTGAATTTCATATTCAAGATTTGAGCCAATTACTTTGATATAAATGGTGTTAGACCAATTAATTTGACCTGGCTGGGTCGCAACCGGATTAGTAAACGAAACCGTGGTGCCGGTGACCGTATCGGTAGCTTCACCGTTCATAGTCACGGTTGAGCCGGAAATACCTAAGACTAAAGTTCCTGGATAAAACGCTTCACCGTCAATGTATTGACCGCTTACGATCCCTACAGTAGAAGCGAGTCCTGTAATTTGATTGCTTCCTAAGGTAACATTTCCAGTGGTGGTGAGCACGGGACTTGCATCTGGAATTACACCGTGAGAAATACTTCCATTACCAGTCAAAATAGTATTGGTAGAATCTTCTCTGAGTTGTGGAATCGAACCGCTAGGTCCAATTGAAGCAAAAGAATACCAGTAGGGTCCGCCGCCTAGATATAGGAGCAGCGTTTCTATGGCGTCAATCCAGTCCTTAAGATCGGTAATATCTTTGTCGCCACCAATAAAAGGGTTGACCGAATTGGAGGTGGTGGTGGGATTGCTTTCTGTTAAGCCGCCCGGCCATGAATAAACATAGAATGGGTTCGGACTTGCTCCGCCTGTGCCTAAACGAAAAAGTAGGGGGCGAGCGTCGGTAATAGAGACCACGTTGTTACTGGAATCGGTCTCAATGATAGCGATGGGCAAGATATTAGCAGCCCAAACACTTGAAGTTATGACGATCTCGTAGTTTAAAATGATAGCCGCAGGAGCGATAATCTGGTCTTCTGTTTGAGAAGTAGGGTCCCAAATAGCACGCTGGGTGTCAGTGGTGGGGTCCTGGAAGCGGTAATAGTCGATACCAACGTAATTGAAGGAGCTTGGGACGAAGGAACCGTAGACATTGGAGACTGTGGCGGCGTTTAAGATGACATTGGGGGCATCTGCTGGAACAAGAAAAAAGGTACCTGATTGTGAAGCTGTGGTGTGGAGAAGCGCGCCATTAGCAACTACAACTTGTAGGTTAGTAGAGGCTCCGCCAATAGGATTGGAGGCCATGTTGATGGAGAAACCGTTGATAACATAGGGGTTTCCAGCACCAGAAATAAAGGATTTGGCCAATAAATCAAAGTCGGCGGATGCAGCGGACTCAATAGCCCTGAGATCCGGTACGTCCTCGCGCATCTGACTTAATTGATTTACGCGTCTAATTATGGCCATTTTTAGGTCCTGTTTTCGGTGGGTTACTCAAATAATCCGTAAATTTTTTCTCTATATTTTTTTCAAAACCGTCTACATCAGAATGGCACCACACGTACCCACTATGGGAACGTGCTCTACCGCAGCATACGGCGTTAATATTAGTGGGATTGAAGCCGCTTTTAACAGCTTCTGACGCTGATTTAAATTCTACGATCTCGCCACTTCCTAAATTTTTACCCACAACAGAACGTTGGTTAAGACCTCTGTATTTTTCATATAATTCGACACGCTTATTCATTTCTTCTAAACTAAAGTATTTTTTGTACATCCACACCCAGCCATGGTGAGAAATTCTTTTACATGTCTTATATTTATCGGATTCATAAACAGACAAATTGCATGCTCCACCGATGGCCCTTGGATCAAAACCATCTTTAGAGGCGTCGATTCCTGAAGAATATTCTCTTATTTCTCTAGTCTTAATATTCATTGCTACCAAAGGCTTCTTAAGTCCTTCTGATATTTTTCTTTTTGCTTCTAGTTCCTGGAAACCGCAATTTCCTCCCGGAGCTATATTGTATAGACGATCTTCTTCTTCTTTTACTACTTTTCTTTCAGCTTCATTTAATTCTTTCAAAGTATTAAATGTTTTTCTAATTATAAGTTCAAAAGCATCTTTTCCGTACTTATTCCAAGCAGACTGGAATATAGGGTTATGGTGAACACCTTTCCTTAAGTCTCTTAGATGTTCTCTATCTCTTTCAGATAGACTTCTTTTTGTGGCGCCCACATACCCTTCTTTACTTATTTTATTGAAATATTCGTAAAGTATCATAATGTGTACCCAAAATAGACCTATTTTAAAGATTCGTATGGTTCCTGTCTATTACAATCCTATATCATAAGTATTTAAATATCAAGGAAATTACATAGATATGTGTGTTTTTATCAATCTCCTTGACAATTGAATCTTTATTATGATAGAGTCAGTATGAGAGGTGATCAACTTGGGAAAATCTAGAACGGACCGAAACGGGCAAACTAGGGAACAACAATTAATCAAGGAAAATCAAGCACTTAAGAGACAGATCCAGATATTACGCAAAAAAGTCGCAAGAAATGATCTCAACCGATATGAAAACGTAAAGGAAGCCGTAGAAGACCATGAACGAAATAGCGGGCTCCCTACCACACAAGACCTTCTAGATAGTCTAAAACGAGAGTGGGCCTGTAAAAATGAGGGTTGCGGAGGTTATCTGGAGGTAACATTGTTTAATAAAATAAATACCGTATACTACTACAGAAAATGCAATTCTTGTACCAATAGAACGACTAGCCAGAAATATGACCCAAACTCTGTTAAAGGAATTTTAAGAAATGAATGAATTTGTTGAAGGCGATGTTATTATTTGTGGCACAGGACAGGCCGGTAGTATCGTGGAATGCTTTAAAAGAGATGTATGGGTTTTGTTACGTAACAACGACATATGGGTCGGACCTACATCGCATATACGACATCCACAAGATGAAGCGGATTTAAACGCGTGCCCGCTAGACGTGGAAAGAGTCGCTCCTAAAATTAAACTGAGAGAAGACTAGTCAATCCAGTATTTTGAGTACGGATTTTGATTAAGACCGTTTGGTTGAAAATAAATACCACAAACAGCCTTCATCATATCTAGTCCGAATACTTTTTTAAGTCTCCACATCCAAACCAGACTTCCTAAATAACAAAGTAGGCTTACTTTTTTTAGGCAATTCTGTGTCTGCCACGACAACAACCGGTCATTTGAATCCGTAGGGGAATCACCCATACAAGAGGTCGCGACAATCATCGCGGATAAAAAATAAAGAGGAAAGAACGCTAATCTAATCAGCCAATGAAGTGGGTTTACTAGGGATGGAAAAGAAGCGGAAATCATAGAACATAACAGTTGGGGTTGGCGAATCAAGAAGTCTTGCCATTGCCATTTACCGGGCTGTTGATTATCCATAGAGCCCTTGTTTTTGATACAGGCCCAAAGAAAGGTTCTTGGAATTTTAGTGTTCCCTAGTTCAATGCAGCCATTTAAGGTTCCAAGGTAGTCGTCAACAGATTCCAATCCATCGTTTTCATTTAAAGGAACCCTGTTAAGCAGGCCCTGGGAATCTACACATTGCTCTATTTTTTGGGAGTAATCCTGTTTGTCCAGATTTGTTAGTTGACCATTTCTTTTAAGTAAGATATAGTATATAGATGTAAACAATGGACCGTTATCGCTGCCACCTACGTTTGGCGTTGGCACACAGGGCGATGGCGTACATAAACCGTTTCCATCCCAGAATTTACTAAAATCATCGCGAATTCCCATAGTTAGTTAAAGATTCATTTTAGGGTTGACTTCTGGGAAAGACTATGTTAGGGTAGTAGTAGGAGGATAAGTATGACTTATTTATCTATCATTACAGCAGCCGCTAAGGCCGCTAAAACATCGGCGATTTTGTTATATGCAGTGTGTCAGTTCGAATCAAATGATTTCATGTACGATTACACCATGTATGACAATGGAACTCCTAGTTTCTCGGTCTGTCAAATCAAATCTGGAACCGCTAAAATGCTGGGCTGGAACGGCAAAGACGAAATGGAACTCAGAAATCCTCATGTAGGCGTTAAGTACGCAGCAAAATATCTAAAGTACCAACTTGATAGATATGATAATGACTGGTGTAAAGCAGTTTCTGCCTATAATTCAGGCTCATATACGGAATCGCCTAAAAAACCTGGTTATCCCAAAAATCTTAAATATGTTCGTTTGGTTCAACAGAGATTGAGTAAAGACTTACAATCTAGACTTTCTTGTGATATAAAAGATAACAGGTTTATTAATAGAATGGAGAACGAATGAAAACCGTAAAAATTACAAAGAAAATGCTCAATATGCACCCTTCAGATTTCCTTATTAAGTTGGGAGCAAAGGACTAGGATCTGTCGAGGGCGAATAGCGGTACCATACCCTTAAAGTTAAAATTGAGCTTGTAGGTTCCCTTTGCTGCCACAGAATGACTCTCGTTTGAGATCTTACATTGGGGGATAAATATAATATCCTCGGACGTTGCTCTGTCAGAAATTCTTATAGAAATATATGGTGAAGCCGAAACGTCGCTAAATAAACTTCTCATATTTTTTGCCTGAAGGCCACCGCTCAACTTGAGACGCAAGGAATTCACACTTCCGCTGACAGTAATTTTACCACCTGAGATTTCTTGTGGGTAGGGGCTGTCAACGCCGTAAATCTCATCTTCACCATAATCGACGGAAAAACTTATGCTTTCAACTTCTTTAAAAAGCTGATTGTTAATGTAGAGATTGATGTGAGGACCTGTGATTACGACTGGTAGTGATGCCATAATTATTCTCCTGTCAAGTCGTTTATAGGATAATTTACTGTGATAGGATTCGGTCCATATACGTATACGATTTCATCATATGGTGTATCTGACTTGCCCAATCCAATACTATTGGGATAAAGTATTGTAAACACTATGGAAATTCCTGCCGCCGTCACTTGCTCGATCAATTGTTCTGCATAGATACGACCTTCAACTACATCTGTAATATAGAATGCATAAGACGTGCCATTGATTGGCAATACAACCGGTGATTTTGATTGAATTAAAGAAATACTCTGTCCGGCCGGATGATCGAATTGCAGGTTATTTATTGGGCTTAACAATATGCTTGTATCTGATGGTGTAGCCAAATATTGAGCCAATTCCTGTGTAGGTCCGCCGTAGTCAAAGATCACGTAACCGGTTTGATTAGGGAAATTAGCACTACTTTCCATTAAAACAATTCTTCCGGTGCTAGAGTTAACGTCCTGTGTTAACACAGAGTCTACCGCAGCTACTGTAAACGGTTGTGTTTTATCGTATACGTATGGTCCCAACTGATTGGGCTCCAACGAAACGTTTGATCCTAATGGACCGCTAGCAATGATATCCGCAGATCCCGTATACGTAATGGTCAGGGCGTTTGCCAAACTATCATTTATAATATAAACAATATTTTGCTCATTAATAACGTTTACGATTCCAACCATTCCTGCATCTAACGAATTTATCTCGTTAACAATGTTCTGTACGGTATCCAAAATAGTCGCGCCATTAACAAAATTAACTCCAGCCACCAACGAGATGGTCGGCGTTATACTAAAAGTATCTCCAGGACTTGGCTGGGCAAGTAAGGTAAATGTGCCTCTAGGAGGATCGTGTAAGTGTGCGGACCCAATCCTGCTGCGTCTTATAACTTGAGTTGTTGCGGGCAAGAATATTTGTAGAACGTTGCTCTCCACCTGATAAAGTGCTGCGTAATATTCATTTGATTGAATAGTTTCTTTTACAGGATTAAAAAACAGTACCGCAGTGTCAGAGCCTTGGGTAATAATACCTGTCGTTCCTATCGGATTGTAAACCTCAAAATAAGATGTTCCGACTGATCCACCAACTGCATCTATGATGGTAAAAGTTCCCACATTAGAGGACGAGGCAAATCCACCACCATAAATATTGACGTAATAGCCTGGCAGCAACTTTCCTAGGTTTGGGTTGGCGCCCCCAGACCACGTAAAACGAATTCTGCCGTCTGACTGAATGCTAAGAGTCCACTGAGTGGAAGCGTTCCCTCCAGCACTTACTGGAGCGGGGAATACGAGTACGTTTTGGGCTGAGCCGCCTAAGACTTGCACCGAAGATCTAGGACCAATGGTGCTTGAGATTAACTGAACGTAATTACCAAGACCGTTATTTGTGGTAGTGGCTAGGCCGGTTAGATTTTGTGTAGCTAAATAGGATACTATTGCATCGGCCACTTCTATCGCAGTCGCAGCGTGTATGTTTGCAAAATTTGATGTTTCAAAAGTAATAGTGACGGGAGGTGCGCCATCAAAGCTTATAATAAGAGTATCGCCATCACTTAGATTGTATGGCTCGATCATTGTTGCAGAATCGTAAGCATTGGTGAAATGGATTCCGAAAATAATTTCGAGCAAATTATTTATAAGGTCCCTTACTTGTTTTCTGTTCTTGACCTGAATTCCGATCTGCTGAAATAAGTCATCTGCGATTCCCAATGACGGCGGTCTAGTTACACCGTACTGGGCCAACAGAAGATCCAAGTATTGCCCACTAGCGGTAGTAATAAATAAATTTTCATTCACCGCCTCGACGGAATTGATGAGATACCCGGTTCCTGTAGCCAGAGCGTTTAGGACGGCCGAGACATTGGGACCTTTCAGGGCTGGATTCAGGAACGATCTTAATCTCTGGTATTCTGTTAAGTTAGTTGCCATAAATCACTGTATCAAAGAAACTGAGATATCGGACGCACTTATTACATATGTCTGTTCGTCTTGTTGAACTACGATCAAATCATTCGTGTCACTGTAAGCTGGACTAGAAATTGCAACAGAAATAATTCCTGGAATTATTGTACAGACAGAAATTATACTCGAAATAGCAATAGATTGACCTATTGCGTTACTATTTATAAGCGCAGCTACGTTACTTTGCACTTGTTGCACAATAGAACTAAAGGGAGCGCCGGTAGCGAGCCTGATATCAATAGCTATGTCGTTAATGACCAATACTAGGGGTGGCTTAATAAAAATATCCGTGCCGGCCGCAGCGACTCCCGCAAAAGTTAATGGGTCCGTAGGGTCCCCATATACTACCCTATTCGCTTGTTGAATTAAACCAGTATTATACTTATAACCGTCCAAACCTTGATCTACTGTAACTGGAAACGCTAACTTACCTAGCGCCGTAACTTCTACACCGGCCGACTGATTCATCTTTTGGTATTGAGCAACCGTATCAAAAAGAATCTCGTTCAAATTATTTGTTCCTGGTTGCATCGCGACCAAGTACACGTGTTTATAACCAGAATACGGGGTTCCTTCATTGATATAAAACGATGACAATAATCCAGTCAAATTCAAACTAGATACAGCCGATATTAATCCCGTCACAACAATCTGGGTAGGGCTAACCACTGATACGACTGGGTATGTTCCAGCGCTATTTGCCCCGAAAGCAGTTCCAGAAATAACCAACTGGTCTCCAGGAATTGTTGCTTCATAGGTATAAAAGGTTAAACTGCTTGAGGTAAGGATTTGTTCTTCTTCGATATAGTCTGCATTCTCAATCCAGAAGCTATCATTAAAAGTTCTAATAACTCTATAAGTTCCTTGATTGCTAGACGAGAACGGCGCTCCAATAATAACAGAATCACCTTCTTGGACACCGGTCGTCGCAACAAAAGTGGTTCCTGCCGTTATAGTGGCACTACCTAAGACTACCGCATTTGAGTTGGTAACTTGTAAAACAGTAGCACTTACACCCGAAACCGTAAAAGTTCCGCTATTCAGAGGAGAGGACGGAATATCTATGGTCACCAAACTACCAATAGACAGTTCGCTAAACGTAGTTGTTCCGCTTGTGATGGTATAGATGGCATCATTAGTTCCTGGAACCAACGCCACAGATACAGTATCTCCTGTCGTACTGGTAAAGTTTACGGAATAGTTAAGGTATTGAGACACATCAGTACTATTCACATAACTAAAGCAAACGAATGTTCCTTGTTTTTCAACTCGGAATTTGAGCCCACTTAATCCCGGAATAACTCTTGGTTCTCCGAAATAAAATTGAGCCGAGGTTTGTCCTGAAACTATAACTGTAGTTTGCCCTGCGAGCGGCGAGTTAGGAATAGTAGTCACATCAGAATTAGTTCCAAAGTTGGTCAACTTCTTTTGTGCGGTCGCAGCTTGTAGTTTAAACCACTGACCACTTAATACGTTGTCGGAAGCGGTCGCGACAGCATAGATAGCAGAGTACTGGTTGTTAATGTTCAATGCTCCGTCTTGAAGTGGGAAAGCGTATCCATTTGCCGGACCTCCTACGATCTCCACATAACCTTGTGAGCCGTAGGTATATGACGATATTTCCAAAACAGAGTCTCTGTCAGCGGGATTGATTAAGCTCGCGGTGGACAGTCCGGTAACGGGTAGAACGTTCAAATATTGATAAACTTGATCTATGGTGGTCGGAGACAGTATCACGGTTTCGCCGTTGTTGAACGCGTATCCTGGTAGAGTGCTACTTGGATAAGATAGAGGCCTTTTCAGTACGAATTGCGGACTACCCGTATTTACGAATGTTAGAGTTGTACCAATATTGGTAGAGGTGGCCGTAGCCGACAAGGTCACCATTGGGCCTGTGGCTGAGATTACCGTTGTTCCACCGGGAATTCCCATACCCGATACCGTAGCACCGGGCAGAATTCCAGAATTAGGGTAGACACCACTTAAAATATTGCTGCCGCTTGTGGTGTTTCCACTTCCAGAAATAGTGTTAGCGCTAATGTTGCTATACAAAATCCAATTAATACCATCTAAAAGTTGGGTGCTGGCGCTAGCGGTGATGATTCCAGTTCCAGGAGAGCCGCCCGTACCATCATTTACAGCCGTAGCGGTCACATAAGCCGACAAATTGGCGTTAACATAGGTAACTACTGCGTTTGCGGTTGTCGAAGGAGGTACTGTGATCGTAATATTGATCGTATTTGTAATGGTAACGCTACTGCTGATAACTAAAGCTGCACCATTATAGATATAACTTACGATAATTTGTTCCCCGGTACTTCCCCATGGAACAGATCTGTACAAAATCGAGCTTTGGTTAGTAGTGCTACTCAAAACCTTTTTAGCTTGCATCAATAGTTTGTAGTTGTTGAAGCTAAATCCAGGCCCGAATGAGGTTCCAAAGGCCCCCATTGGAGCGAAATCAGAATCATAGGCGTTAAAAGCGCCAGAATCTACGGTGTAAGTAGTATTGGTTAGTGCGTGACGATAAAAAGGAATTTGAAATATGTAATTGACAAAATTATTGTCCATCACAACAGCCATAGTGTCGTTATTACCAAAAGAGAGTGGGCTTGAGGTGAAGAATCGGTCGCCGGACCTGAGCCGTCTAACATCCGGATCGTCAGTAAAATTAATTACGGTTGTAGGAGGTATAGTCTCTTGTACTACTTCGTTTTCCGGTTGTTCGTCGTCGATAACGCCGACAATGGTGATGCTAACGGCCGTGGTGGTAGCGGTCGCGGACTGACTGATATGGACCTGAGTAGGAGAATCTACGGACGAAATAACACTTCCGGCAGGAATTCCAGAGCCTGTCACGGTCATGTTGACTTTGAAGCCAGTGGTGGACGGAATATTTGTGATGATAAACGAACCAAGAGTAATGTTACCCGTGGTTGTTTCCAGGGTGGTGCCGTAGGGATTGATGAAGGTGATGATCTCGTCCGGATCTCTGCCTGCCAATGAAATGTTGGAGGTGAACTTAGTCAAAAGCGAATCAGGAGGTGAAGCAAAAGTATCCGACGTAATAGTGCTGTGGAAAAACGACGGCATGTAAGCTGCGGCGGAGTCCTGATAAGCAATCAAAGGATAACTACTGTCACTGAACTGTCCTGCTGTGAAATTCAACTGCGATCCAGAGACATCAAAGGTTAACACTGTTACAGAGCCACCGGTATTCAGGGTTCTGGTACCAACTGTCATGTACTCTTCTAGTGAAACACCAAAGGTCAAAGCATCTGTTTGAGCCTGAAGATAAGCTGCTACGTACTCAAGAGTATTAGTCCCTGCTGGTACGTTGAACTTTTGAGGAGCGTAGTTGGTTCTGGAAACTACGAAACCTCCGGTTATTTGCACGTCTGATTGCGGAACTACCGCTGCCGCTTCTGCTGCAGTGACCAAAATATTTAATGTGTCGCTCGGATTGGTCGTGGTCGTGATAGAATGGACTCTTCCTTCCAAGCGGTTCGTGGCCGCTAATTGTGGGGACCAAATTATAACGTAGTCGCCAGGAAGAACGTTTGAGAAGGCCATCGGGATATTGGAAAGATAATGTACTATGCTGCCCGTGGTGGAGACGGTTAGGAAGCTGCCGGCGGTTGCGCCCGTAGCAATTGGAATTACGGGATCGTCGACTGCGATCCAAACATAACCTTCGGTTGGAAACGTTAGCGTGCCTGCGGGTATAATAGAACTTGTGATAGTTCCTTTTGTGTTTTCGGTGCCCGCAGTTAAATTGTCTCCAGCGACCAATGGTACGGCGAGCTGAAACTGTGCCGTATTTCTGTCCAAAATATAATCGGCTGGTGCTCCGTCAGATGAAAGCCCAACAGTTAAACTAAACATTCCTTTTGAAACTAGAGTGGAAGAAGGATCAATGGAAATTTCGGCACGAGTCGTGTAACCTGAATTAGAAGTTAGTTCGATCTGGGTGCCAACTATTGACGCGGTAACACCGGTCAGTTTGTTGTTAAATACTTCAACCCAAGAAGCCAAAGAATTGGTTGCATTTACTGTAGTATACAGACCGGTGGCAATAAAATCTGAGTTAAGAAAGGTGTAAGTGATTGCAGCAGTGTTATCCACTGTGAGGATCAGAGTGTCTCCGTTAGAGATGGTTCCAGACCATAGACTTTGGTTTTGGGTTAGAACCGAAGCTGTGTTTCCATCTTCACTAAGTAGTGTCTCGTTCTTGTAGAGCCAAAGCGTTTCATTTAAAGTCGTTGGGAAGCCTAGATAGTTGTTGGCGTTGATGGCGGTAGGAGAAGAGGGAACTGTAACTTGGATTCCTTCATGCGTTTCAAGTGAGATAGCGCTTAGTACAACATAGGTTCCAGAGCCGGCGGTTGTGGCTTGAAAGTTTAGAGCCGAATCTGCGTTAATACTAGCACAAATCTCGAAAGCAGTCGCGGCTCCAGGAGCTTGGAAATCGGAGGTAAGGAAGGTATGCTGAGTAGTGATTCCTCCTACGGTTACAGCCAGAACCATCTCTCCATAAACAGCAAATGGACTTGTATCAGTAGACACAATAGACGCTTCTGCAACAGGAGCTTGAGTTCCACCAGTAGCTAATTGAAAGAATTTTTCTCCTCCGACCGCGACATCCACAATGTGTTCGATTGCGACACCCGCAGTTTTTGCTTCGTATGGCGTATTGCCTGCAGCGATATAAACCGTGGATGAACCGTTTAGGTTGTTAACTAAATTAACAGAAGTAATTGTGGCGGCTTCATCTGTAGCGGAAACGCCGATAAGAGAGTTTTTAATAGCAGTAGCAGTTCCTAGACCAATGGAGGAAAGTTTTTGAAGAATTTGGGTGCGAAGAGCATCATCGGTAGTAGGGTCAGTTCCGTTAGAAGTAGGATTTGGATTAGTGACAGTAGCGTTGGGAAATGGCGGAGCGGCGAATTGAACGATAGTGTTAGCAGCTACATTTCCTACTGAGCCGGGAAGAAGAGCGGTAATAGGAATATTGGTAACGGTTGTTGCGCCTGGGAGAATGCTGGCGGTTTGAGTAATTACATATTGGTTTGATGGAACCAAACCGTTTCCTGGTGCCAATACAATTGTGTTAACCGGAATAGTTCTTACGGAGCCCTGAGAAAGAATTACTGATTCGCCGATATTATGATAGTGAGAAGTCGGACTTGTTAGATTGATTTGAAAATAATTTCCGATAGCAGCAGTTGAAGAATATCCAATAGGCCCTTCTGAGTCATTGGTCCCCCGGCCAATATAAATTGAACCAGAAGCCGGGAAGCCAGTAATTGAACCGACATAGATAACGGTCGAACCAATATTGACTGGTGCCGATCCAGGATAAATCGCTGATGAAACGACTTGAAAACTAGTATCAATAACTGTAATAGCGCCCGTAGCAACTGCGGATTCAGTTGGCGTGATTTGGAATTCAGCAGCTATAAGTTGTAGGTTTGGACCGGTGGCATACTGGATACTGGAATTAAGAAGAGTTTGAAACACATCGCCTGAAGCGCGGGCAATCGTCAGAGAAACCGTTTCAAAAAAACTTAAGTTAGCAGAACCTATAAAAGGTGAGGAAATTCCAGTACTTGCAGAATAACTGGAAAGCATATCAGAAAGGATGGTTTGGTAGCTGGAAGGTTGTGGCAAATTAGGGGTGTTGGACATTTATAAAATCCTCATCTTTTTTAATCTCTTTTGATCCCAAAGTTCTGCCGTAGGATGTTCAGATTTAAACCAATCCCATTTAATTTGTGCGTCCGGGCGCATATAGCCCTTAATTTCAATCCAGAGATCTTGTTCTGGCAAGTATGCATCAGGACGATAGGTCTTGCCGTTAGGCATTGTAAATGTTTTTGGTTGCCAATGGAAGTCAGTTTGATTGGCATTAAAATGATCCACAACTTTAGATTCATATCCACCTTGACAAACGATCTCTTTCCCGCTTTTCCAATGATATTTAATAGTGCTTATATTGGAAGATTTAATTTTTAAAGCTATTTCGGTATTCTGCGATCCATTTTCAACACCGTACTTGTCTAGCATGGTATTTTTTCTTTTGATATTACCGGCGATTGGATGGTTTTGTCCAGAGATTACAGCATATGGTCGGGCGCACCATTCACCAAAAAATTCATGTATAAAAGTAGCCATTTTTCTCATACCAAAATAAGTTTCTTCCTTAATAAGAATGCTATTACCGTGAGTCCTAAGTAATTTTTCTTTTACTTTTTGTACTGACATTGGTTTACTTTGAGGATTTTCTATGGCACTCCTTTTAGGGTGTCTAGATCCTGCTAAAACTCTAGAAGGTTCGCATTTCCATTTTCCGTATAAATCGTCTATAAAAGTACAAGGTTTGGATATTAGAGAAAATTCTTCATATACTATCGTTATATATTTGGGCAAAAGTTTATCAAAATCTTCTTTTGATATTTTTACAGTAACCCTTTTTGCTCTTGCCAAATCTCTTCTTTTGGTGTGCCCACTTCCTTTATTTATCACATTGCTTACAATAGCCCACCATTCACCGTGGTCTTTGTCTATAAAAAGAGCCTTGTGATTAGAGTCAATAAAAGTGCTGTGATCCATAGAAACATAACCTCCACGAACCGTATATAATTTTTCTTCTATTTTGTTTATTGTTAATCTTTTACTACCCATATATCTATATTATATCATATTCCTACATTTGTCAAGCAAAACCATCTAAGCAGCCAAACTAAAACTAACAGGAAATACTCCTGTGGTTCCCGCAACTTGTATTCCCAAGGTGATGCCTAAATAAGGGGGATTGGCTTGCAATTGTAAATTTGTAACTCCAGAAAATCTTGGATCATTCGTAATTTGTTGATTTATTTGCGCATATAACTGCTGAAGATCAATGTCCGCAATGCTAACTCCAGGAGCCACACCAAGACCGAATTCGGGGTGGATCAAAAAAGAATTCAAAACGGTTTGGAACAATATATATAACCATTGGATAATATTGGTCATTCCGTATGCTAATTGAAAATTACCAAATTGGTCAATCACGATATCGCCCGTCTCTGGATTAATCAACCAATCTACACCGGAAACTTGTGCAAGCGGGTCACCACTATTCTGAACGGTTTCCGGTAAAATAACATTGACCTGTCCTTCTAACTGGGACGGAGATAGATCACTAGGAATGTAAATCTTTTGCATGGCATTTACAGTTCCAGGAAGATAAGCTTGAATGTACGCGCTATTAGAAGTGGTAAAATTATCCAAGTTTGGAAGACCGTCTACTGTCAGAAGATAATTCCCGTTTGGTAATGCGACCATATTCGTAATATGTCTGGATTGTTGAATTTGACCATTGCCAATAAAGGTAATTATTTGATCTAAAAATAAATTTTGATTGCTGGAAACGACGGCCTGTCTACCGATCGCATTAGATATCAACGGCAACTGAAAACCCGAGTAATCCAGATATGGCTCTTGCAATTTGTTGAGTGCCGCTATTTCTAGCCACCTATTAGGATCTCCTAAGTATCTGGCCGCAATTGCCTCAATAGTAGTACTAGAAGGAACAGGTACAATAACCTTAGCAGTAGGTACCGTAAATGGAATGTCCGATAACGTAGCAAGACCTGCGACATAATTTAAAGAATCTTCTATGTTATTGTCTGTAACTTGCGTTGTCGCGGTCAATATGTAAATGCTTTGCAAGAACTCGTAGAGCGTGTCTAGAATCAAAAACTGAGGGATGCTCATCTGCTGAGTCGTAACTGGAGGTGGGGTAAGATTAAATAGTTGGCTATAAAGAAGTGTTCCTGCTCCAAAATAATTTTCTAACTGATTGACTAATGCTAGAATAGAAGCGGCGTTATTGTTAAGTTGCTTAACTGTTAGAGTGGTATTTGATAGGATGGTGTTTAGTTTGTTTTGTTGCGCCGTATTTAAAACCAATTGATTTGTCGGCACTTGGTCTAATAAATCTATGTTTGCGTTTGAATTATTGAAAATTGCGGCAGCAGGATTGGTTTGTTGCGCGTTTAACGTAGAATTTCCAAGCTGCCCATTGGTGGCGGCGGCTTGAGTTATTCCATTTCTTTGTGTGCTAGCGGCTACGATCGCAGTTACGGCTGCGGCACCGGCAGAAGTTGTAACATTAGACGCGACAGTAGAAGAATTGGTAAAAACAAATTGTTGAATCGCAGAATTGAAATCTTTTACTACGCTTGCTGGCAAATCGGACGCTGCGGTTACGACACCCAGAGCGTCTTTTACGAACAGTGCGGTCTGACTTAGTACGCTAAAGACGCCGTTAACATCTGATGTGACAGCACCAATAACTCCGATAGCGGAACTCATTGTAAGTCTTGCTTCGGTGATGGTGTTTAATACACGTTGCAGAATTCCTGGAGTAATGGTGTAGGGCTCGGCCGAAACTTCTTGAGGAATCTCATTTAAAGAAATCCTTCTCCAGGCCTTAAACTGTAACTGATACTGAATCTCCATCGGTTTTTGCGACGATTGATTCCATGTAAACTGCATTGGCGTAACGACGAATGATTGGTTCTGTTTTGGAATATCAAAAACCAAACGCCAACTAGCATTCGCTGGATTCTTTTTTGCTTCAGAGTATTGTTCAAGAAACTGTTGCAGTGCAAGAGCCTGATAATACCCAGTGCTTGTCGGTCCGGGAAAACCTGAGTCTAGCGGATTAGGTGTTATAGGTTTACTATTAGGACTATTCGTTGTAAACGTATTGACAACTGCTTGCGCTTGTAATACCAACCCTTGAACTGCAGAAATTGTTCCACCAAAAACGGACTGAAGAACGTTTGGACTTTGTGGTGGCTTGGAAACACTTGATCTGGACGGCCACACGCCCATGGTTCCTGACGCGCTGATCATTTTAAATTTAATGCCGTTATGTTCTTCTAGAATTCCCCTAAGAGTGGCCGAAGTATTTATGGCGTACTGATCTACGATACTAAGTTGTTGCGGCGTAATCTGAAGAGAGAAAATCCAGGAATAGCCAGTAGGGGTGAAACTTATGGTAGATGTCCCTTGATCATAAGCTTTTACGGTTAAGCTGGAATTAGGTATGACACCGTTAACCACCTTGTTATTTTGAGATGTGTCTATGACCAAAAGTCTATACGGAAATAGCTGATTCCACCTTTGGGGGTCTATTTTAAGATAGGGGTAAAAAGCGCTATCTACCGGCGTTGGAGATCCGCCGCCCCACGGCAGAGTTGTAGCTCTTGCTGACCCTCCGGATAGTGCGGTATTGGAATTTCCAACAAAAACAAAACCATTTCGCTCTGGAGTTTGGGCAAAACCAGTTGTTTGGCCTATACTACCCTCGCTGGGTGTTAGGCCTGGTTGTATGCTTGTATTTGGGGAGACGGGAGTTCCGTACATTACGCTCTATATCCTTACTTTAAAGATTGCGATTTTATCCGTATGATATAAAAAGGTATATGAAGATCAACTTAAAGACCTTACTCCTTGTTTATACTGCACTTTTTTTGTGCCTTAACCTAGTGCGCTGTGCCAATCTGGGTAAAATTGCCCCAGAGTATAGGGGTGTAGATCCAAAGTTGGAGCACTTTGTTAAGGAATTTAAAGAATTGGCCGAAATGCAAGGAATTACCTTCAAGCACGGGGTAAGCATGGGCTTTAAGAAATTGGGCGGAACCACGGTAGGACTTACTACTTACGGTAGAAGTTTTAGAGAAATCGATATAGATACCGAATTTTTCAACAATTCTACGGAGATCACAAGAAATACCTTGGTCTGGCACGAACTAGTCCATGCCTATTGTTATAGGGGTCATACGTGGGGTTATGGTAGGGTATATCCTGAATATTCTGAATGGCACGGAAAAGAACCTAAAGAAGGGCGATATAAGGATGGAAGCCGGTGTCCGCTATCTATCATGTATCCTTCGGTATTGGACGATTTTTGCTTATTAATTCATTACGGCGACTACACCACCGAAATGTTTCGAAATTGCCGGCCGTACTAAAATGCTCAATCCCACTCAGGTAAAGAATATTAGCTTTATTTATGGAAAGTTCATGGAGAGCGAAGTTAAGGGGTGGGCTGCTCTAGATGACCACCTAGAGGTGTTGGAATGGCTTGATGACGATCAATTGTATAGGGAAGCCGAAGTTTTATATTCTGTTCATAAAAACAAAAAAATGGGTTGCCCCTACAAACATACCGAAGGTACCATCTGTTTTGCGATTAATATTCTGGAGGCTGTAGAGGCTATCACGGAACTCTACCAAGAGACGGGGAGCTTGCATCCAAGAAATAGATACGTACTTTCCTACTACATAGCTCTGTGCGAAGACGGGCAAATTTGCCAGTTAGAGCCTTAATGTAATCTAAGTGGTAATATATGGAGCCTTGCTAAGCACTTTAAGGCCGCAGATTGTTGCTTAGGATTCCCGTTGTCGATGGTATGTAAAATATTAGACAACAGAATCTCGTAATATTTTTCTGCCTGCGCTATAGAAAATGTGTAATCGCCATTCTTGGCATAGAAATCATTGCCAATCAAAATAACAAAAGAATTGTGCTCGGCCTTTTTCACTTCTGCTGTAGTAAGAGTTTTGTATGGACCGTTTTCTTTTGGCATTTAAAACCCAACAATCATTTTTATAAGCATTATGGTCATGAAGTCGTAAGTTATGTGGTTCACCATTAATGTTCCCAAACCCTTTCTTTGGGCAAAATTTACGGCGAACGGTATATACAAAGATATGAACATTGCTGGAACTACGCCCTGGTATATGTGGCCACTCATGAAGGAAATCATCACTACGAGTGTGGCCAAAGCATGAATTGGCCATGTCCATTTTTTAGTTCCGAGCATCTTTCTCATCAGCACTAGAGGAGCGATATGTGCCATGTCTTCCCAGCCCACAAACATCGTAGCTCCCACCGGCAAATTCTTAATGGCATCTAGGTGAGAACCATATCCATGATTGATTAGCACCCTAAGCATGAAATAGCGATAAATGCTAACAACTGTCATGAACACAAAGAACTTTCCGAAAGTCTTTTTATCAAAAGCAAGTAAATCCTTGTAATCACTTTTCCAAACAGCCCAGCCCATGGCCGCGCCTAAACACCAGTAAGGAAACATGTGGAAGGCGAAATCAAAAAAGCTCATAAGTACCTCTATCTATTAAAGATTCACTTTATGAGATAGTTCCGGTAGTATCTACAGTTCCAGTAGCAGAACCTGTGACGGCACCATCTGGTGCTTCCAATCCAGAAGCTGGGACGGCTACGCTTTGACCAGTATTTACCTGCGTATTGGCAACAAGGAACGGTATGAGGGCGTTCGCAATTCCAGCGGAAAGTGCGGGAACATAATTGGGAACCCCTATAGGTCCACCATATTGTGCTTCTAGTGCCGAGGTGATGGCTGAAGTTAATGCTGAAGCTAACTCTGATTCTTGTCCTGTTATCATATTTTGTTTCCTTTTGCGTCATGGTCTCTAAAACCAACAATCATTCCTCTGGCATATCTAATCTTCATGCTTTCAGATTGAGTCCTTCTAGGTATGTCGTACCTTCTTAGCCAAGCCTTAATAGCCTGACTACTGCAATTCTTGAGTTTAGCTATCTGCGTACAGGTCAATAATTGATTACGATAAAGTTCAATCAATTCTTCTTTACTTATAATTTGGCGACTAGGTATGCAAATGAACGAACCGTCCGGCCTACAATTTTCAGCATTTTTGGTTTTAAGATCATTTTTTCTTAAGAAAGTTCCCATTATATCTTTTGGGCAATTGAACGCTTCTCCTATTTGTTTTAATGTCCATCCCTGTTTTATCATTTTCTTTATTTTTCTCAAGTTGTATTTATATTTAGTGTCGCGTTTAAGTTTTCCTCTAGCGTAATACCCTCCCTTCTCCGTATTAAGCGGTGGTCTTAGTCTTTCTATCCAATAAATTTCTCTGGGATTCAAACTTCTCTTTCTTCCAACATACTCTAAAACTAAAAATATAGGTTTCAAATTCAAACTACGCAGTTCTCTTATCCAAACATAAATTTTACGTTTTGAGTCCCTCGTATCTCTGTTGTTTTGGATGTAATTCCCGATTCTTCTTTTAAAGTCATCGGTTTGACCAACATACATAAGTTGACCGGTTGTGGGGTGGATGATCATGTAGATAAGAGGTTCTTTTTTCATGAATTATTCAGTATATACGTGAGTACTCAGGCTAGAATCCATCACTTCATTTGGCACCGATGTTGGAAAACCGAGGTCACCTGTATGCGTGTGATTATTATAAATTTCCGCAAAATCATTTCCCTTAATCACTGCTTGCACCGCGTCCACACCCAGTTTAATCGTACTTCCATCTATAGTAGTAGTTCCTTGTGCGATAATATTAGCAGGACCTGTACATGTAATATTTATGGTTCCACTTTTCTCTAACTGCATGGTTACGCCAGCATTTTGCACTGAAAAACTACCATCGGTTGCGATAGCAACAGTCGTAGGGCCTTGTCCGGGACTAACTAGGTCACCGTTATTATCCGTGGCTCCATTGAAAGTAAGGGAAGTGGATCCATCGGGATTAATTGCAACGGCAACACCATTGTATTCGCCGTAGAGTTGGGGGGCAGTACTAGCTAAATCCGTCTGTCTGTCCGGATGAGTTAAGCCTCCTACAATGATTGCCTTTTCTCTAAATCCATCAAGACACAAAAGTGTTACGATTGCACCATTTTGATTGGTAGTATTTACAGCACCTTGCGTATTATCGTTTTGGGTTTGAATACGAAGATTCTTTTCAAAATAGTCAGCTACAGAACCCATTCCTTCTGATGCCAAACAGTTTCTATACGTTATATTGGTATAGCTTACGTTTTCATTTTGTTCCAAAACTATTACATCGTACTCCGTAGTAAGTTTAGAAAAATTGTTAGGATCGTTATAAGCATAAGACTTAACAACAATCCCCATTCTAAATTGGGTATTCTTGTACGCTTTATTAAACGCTCCCATAGCGGCATTAACGTCAACGCCTAAAAGTCCATAAGGCAAAACCGTACCGTTAGAAAGGTGATTACTCATTATTTTTGTCCTTTCGGCTTAGTCGGTTGAGGGAACGGCGAATTAGTCTGAGAATTAAGATTGGGAATGTCTACGTTTGGAGCCCTACTCAGTGTGTCTTGAGATTCCGAAACTCCGGGCAAAATTTGACCCAAGTTCAGGTTATTGTAATCGTCTGTTCTATCTTGGTAAGCATTTGTGTTGGTCATCTGTCCGTAATATGTAACGCTATTAGTACTATCTAAGCTTACACCACTACTCAACTTTAGTGTTGTTTTAAATCTTTTTATACCACTTCCGGAATCAATAAAACAATTATGAATAACGCTTTCAATATGAAAAACAATACCCTCAAACTCTAAATTATCACCAATACAGATTGGCTCAATCACACCAACCATTTCGAGAGTTCCGTTTAGTTTTAAATGACCACCAAAAGTAGCGTCTGCCATTATCTTTGACCAAATCACGGTTTTGACAGCTACTTCATTACCTGGATCAAATAGATTATAAATAATAGACGGTCTTAGTCCACTTCTTTGAACATCTTTAGGGTCAAAAGCATAATTACCAGCCGATATTTCTTGAGTAGTTCCAACTCCTTGTTTATCTGCGGAACTACCTCTAGAAAAATATTGATAAAAATTTACTCTAGCGACTTCGTCTCTGCCCATATCAAAGCTATAGACTAGTGAAGAATCTACGCTCCATCTCGGAACGGTCAAAAATTTTGTTACTGGTGTCTTTATGTTAAATCTAGTTTCAAAGTCTTGAGTTGTAAAAGGTGCTTGTCTAAAAATTACGGTAGGATAAACTTTATTGTCTGTGTTAAGTCTATAACAAGTATATATTTCGTTTAGCGGGGTATTTGTGTACTGATTAATTATTGCCCACGCCTTTGTTGCATTCCAGTACTCTGGTGCAAATTCGGTTTGACCATCCAGGTCAGCGGTTGTAAAATGAAAGCCAGCACCATCGAATTGTGATTGGCCTCTAAAAGCAGGATTTAATCCTTGCGCCATGCTTTGATCGAGATTTGCTGAATAACTTTGAATTCCAAAAATATAGTTATAAACATCTTTGGCGGCTTTAGCGTTTGGTATTCCAAGCAGATTTCCAACTAGGTGAGGAATAGCAAAGTGAGTGTTAGGGCTTGGAAGGAAGGGAGAAATACCATCCACGTCTTTTAGATTGACCCCTCTTCCAATAAAACTACAAATCAATTGCTGAACTAGGTAGTTTAATATATAGTACCCAGTCTTTTTGTTGATGAGTTGTATCCAATCAAAAGAAAACATTCTAGTAAATAAAGTAAAGTTGTCTTGTGCGCCAGAAGCAAGCAGATTTTGATTGTAGTAAATAATGTTGTTAAATTCAGTAAAGCCATATCCTTCTATACGAAAAAATACGTTTTTAGTACCATCTTGTTCATTTACAGAAATATTTTTAGAAACTCTTTGGACTTTAAAAAGACCCTTAAAGCCATCGTTGGGTCCGTTAATGGGATCGCCATTGTTGGCATTGATAGTTACCCGTCTCGCGTCTTCTTCCCAATTGAGCATGTTTACAAACACAAAATCGCCAGGAGCAACTGCCGCCAGATAATTAATATCTGTTTCTTTTAAAGAAGCCTCCATTGAAGGGGTTAGGGTTCCTTTATTCATGCATGTACTTACTGATACACAATCATTTTCAACTACCAAGGGATCATTTTCATTTGTGTTCAGCGGCGGGACAGTACTGTTCCTAAAAGTATCCCTATTCTCAAAGCGAACAAAAGTAAGAACCCAAGTAGGGCTCGACTGATTTACAGCACTATGCTCATTAGTAGCTTCGGTATTACTATTCAAATTTACAGTATAAGCGTTATTGCCTTGCATTAGTGGTTATTATTCCAATCTCGAATTTGCACCACAGACATTGTCGGCGGTCCAGCTGAAGATGAATTAGCTTGTGGTTGAGGTCCTTTGGACAGGATGGCATTAGCAAGATCAGACTTCGGTTTCTTTCCATTGTTAATGTCCATAATTATTTGTCCGAATAAGAGGAGTTGTTTGTTTACGTCATCCAAATGACCTGCTGTAGGAGTTAAGCTTTTTCCAAAGCTTTCCCAGTTATCAATGAAAGCTTGTTGAGTAGTGGCTATATTGGCATTTACTTTGTCCGCATCTTTTGTCTCCGTACCAGCACCACCACCCAATACCATGTTTGGATGAGTAATGTCTCCGCTAGTAAAAGAGACTCCAGCAGCCATAATATCTTGGGCTGTTTTTAATTTTCCAGCATAAGCCCCTATACCAGGAGTATTCAGCGTCTGTCCAGCCATAACGGCGGCTTGACGTACATCTTCGGGCACAGGAATTCCGCTTGCTAGGGCTTTCCCTATTGGTATCCCATTATCCTGTTCCCATTTCCTTATAATAGCTCTATATCCCGGCATAGAACTATCTAGAGACCCACTTGCTCCAATATTATTGGCCTGACTATCCATCAGAGATTCTACAGTAGTGTATCCCGTATCTCCAGGTTTTTTTCCTTTATTGAACTTATACGCTGCTGATTCTGCTGCTAGACGAAGCGTGGCAGGATCTTCTGCTCCAACTGCAGCTTCGAATATTTTAGATCCTTCTGCTCCCATACTCATAAGACGGCTCCACTTGGGGTCCCTAATCATAGCGGCACGTTTTAATACAGAAAACGTCCCACTTCTGGCACCGCTAAGTTGCTTATACGCTTCATATGCGTTTTTAGCTCCTTCTACACCAGCGCCCGTATTTTCCGCTAAGCCCTTACCAAATTGATCCGATATTCTGGCGGCATCCTGAGCGGTTTTGGCGCCAGCTGCAGCTATAAACTGAGCAGCGGTTCCAGTGAAACTTCTAAATAAGTCAACTAATTCGCTATCGTTTAGACCGTCCTTAAAAGCTGTGGCCATAACCCTGGCTGTGGCTTCTTTGGTTTGGGCGGCACCACCCATGGTCTTACTGAGAGATCCTAAAATTTGAGATGCATTAGTTAGATTGTAATCTTTTTCAAGTTGGAGACCATAGCCCGCTTCTCTTCCCATGCGAGCGGAACCACCAGCACCAAGAATGTTTTGTTGCATTCCCGTGACTTGCTCTTCGGTGAACTGCATTCCGTTGCCGCCGTAGCCCATGTTGCCTTGGAGAAATCCGTTCTTACCTCTAAAACCTTGGTCGGATAATCCCAGCCCTCTTTGAATTCCTAGATTTCTTTGATAATTCTGGGCGTTATAATCGGCGGCCAATTTCTTAAATGGGTCCTCGTTTTCTGCACCTGTAATGGATTGCTGAGCTAAATCAGCAAGATCTTTAGAGGATAATTTTTCATAAGCATTTTTATCGCCCGTAAAAATAGCTCTCTGGGTAGGAGTAGCAAGCATCGTGGTTAATCCACCTGCCATTAAGGCTAATCCAGGACCGGCACCAATTCCAGTGCTGGTCAGTGCACCACCAGCAGCCATCATTCCAATCGCGGTCGCGATGCCCCCAGCAGCATTGAGCATTTGATCTTCAACTCTTGATGCTTTCCATGCTTTTTGTGCGGCTGCGAGAGCTTTGGATCTTTCTGGTAAAAATGACATATGGCTGGGGTCAGTCATATCTTTAAGTTGCTGTCCTACTAAATAAGAAACGGCGGACCCAGCAGCAGCAGAGGCATCCACTTGAAGTCTACCGATACCACCAATAGCTGCGCCTACGCCCGCTATTGCGCCGCCCAACCACGCTCCCCCTTTGGCCATAGCTCCTATACCAGAAGCGGTATCTTTTTGTTTATTTTGTTGCTGGGTCTGAACATTGTAGCGCTCAACTTGAGCCCTCAATTCTCCTGTGGCACGCTTTTCCTTTTCAGTAAGATTGAGTAACTTTTCTTTAATTTCAAGCTTTCTTTGTTCACTTGAAACACCATCTAATTGCTCTTTATTTAGGTCGCCCTGAAGTCTTTTGATTATGTCAAATTTACGTCTCGTCTCTTCAAACATTTTATCTGACTGTTGCTTAGCCTTCTGTTGGCTTTGCTCCATCTGACGATCGTTTGGGGCGCCAGGAAGCCCTCCGAGTCCGAGGGACTGCATTTTTTGGGAAATTTGGCGCTGTTGCTGAATCAAAGCGGGTCCCGTATTGATCTGATTCAACTGATCCTGCATACGCTTTATAGCACTGTTAAATGCTTTATCGTCGAGATCAAGACTAATTTTTAACTTTTTCTCAGACATTTCAATACCTTACGTGTTTGTCTCTTAAACGAATAAAAGGGCCTTAGAGTAAAGATTCCGTTTAGAGGACATCTTAGACTCCGTAGCCCTTTTATATCATTGGGGGAGAAAGGGGAGGGAAATTGAGGGGTTACAAGATAACTAGACGGTGTTCATCCACTCCCCAACAACACCGCCCAAAGCCGCAACACAAATCAAATAGATCAGATAATACGTTATCAGAGAGCTATTAGCTGCACCAAAAAATACGTACATAAAGACCTTGGTAAATAGCCAGCCGACGTAAGCTATTTTAAACAGAAAAAACCATGCTGAAAGGTAAGCCTTAAGAAATCTCATTTATTTGCTTCTTAAGTCTTTCTGCTTGAGCCAAAAAGAAGGCGTCAAGATCGGTGCCGTCATTTTTAATATTCCGTATCGTAAGCCTAAGGCACGCCGTCAAATGGTGCATATCCTTATGGGACTGTTTCTTTTTTGCTTTTTTCTTCATGACTTTCTCCTTCTTTTTAGCCATCAAATTCCTCTTCTAGCAGACGTGTTGTCAATCAGTTCACATTCGTAGTAGTTAATATCTATCGCCACGCAATTCTTAACTCTTACTTTCTGAGGTCCAGAACAAGCTGATAATAGGGCTAATCCCAAAAACATTAAGTATTTCATTTCTGTCTCCAAAGCATTTCAACCAATACCAGCTCTTTAAACATGCCCAGCGACATTCTCCTAGGCTGGGTTCTTTTCATCCAAACACTACTGTTACCAACCTTGTCTCTACACAAAACTTCTGAGCCCAAAATATAGTTAAGATTTCCACAGTGTTCTATTGTGAATCTAACACATCCCTTGCTTGGGACTGGATTGTACATCTTATTACCGTAAGAATCTTTTAGTCCATGCAAAACATATTCTACTGGCTTATACAAAAAGAACCAAGCTGGGTCTCCATAGAAAACATCTCCGGTTTTAGGAGGATTTAGCCAGAGACATAATTTAAGATAAAGTCTACGAAACATACCTATATCCTAACACGGTTTTTTCAAAATGTCAAGGGCTTTCTTTGAGTCGGAGCCAGTGATTCCAATATATGGATTTATTTGAACTAAATGATCTAAGATTTTATCCATGTCATTTTTATCATCCAGAATAACAAAGTGCTTGATATCTTTGTGGTCCAAAACATATCTTTCAATATGATGACCTCGATCATCTTTTTGAGTTAAGTCGGTGACATCTATAACCTTTTTAGGATCTACGCCGTAATTACCTAACATTCCTTTGACGAATGATAGCCCGCTGTGACGCCAAGAACTTGAAACCACGATCTTTAGATCTGGCTCTTGTGATAGAAGCTTGTTTAAGTTGCCAATAGCGGCTTTAGAAATGACGCCATTTATAATAACAACTCCGTCAAAATCTAGAAATAAAACTTTCATATTTTCTCTCCCGGATAACTTTCTGGAACGCCTTTTAAGTTTTTGTAGCTATATGTTTTGATGAGTGTCTGAATGTTGGACATAACCTCTGGCGGCCATCCAGCGACCTCTCCAATATAAAAAGCGCACGCAATGGCGGGAACGTGAGTGGAAACTGCGATCAAGCTAATGCACTCTACAACTCCTCTACTTTCTTGTCTCAAGAACCAGGCCTGAATCTCTTTCTTCGTGCTATCGTAATTAGATATATCCACTTATCCCCTTTTCTATTTAGACCACGGAAATTTCCAACTTAAATTCAGGCTATAACTATTAGTTGTTATGTGGTTGCTGGCGGTATCAGCCAACCCTAGCGTAGGCAATTTAAAATCGACGGCATGATTCTTGTAAGATTTATATGTGTATCCAACTCCACCTATCGCATCGGTAGCGCCGGCTCCAAAAGTCGTTACAGCAAAAGAAGTTGCCTTGGTTGTATAATATTTCTCGATTTGATCATCAGTTTGATATACCTGACTGGATTTAGCACTTGCTTCTAAAAAATGAGTGCATGCGTCTTGGTGATTCTGAACTGCATTTTGACAGGCCATACTGATCATCCAGGACGCTAAAGGCATATTAGTCCTTTTCGGTTCCAAATGCTGAATCGAGTTCGTCTAGGACTCCCAATTGACTATCGTCATCCCATTCATCAAAAGGCTGCTCTTTGTCCATAACCCTATCCGCTAGTTCAAATAGATGCTGGACCTCTTCTTCTGTTTTACCAGAATCGATCATCTCTCCTATATTAGAAAGGGCCTCTTTTGAAGTCATCGTTCCTTTATTATACTCGACGCACAACATGCAGCACATAATTACTCCTTAAAACCAATCCGGATCTTCATACCTTAACTTTTCCTCTTTTACTGGGAAGGGTGGACAACCAACGTAGCTATCTATCCTATACTTATCTAATTCTATCACATCTAAATTCGTGTCCTTACATTTTTCGCACTTTTTATTTGATATAGGATTAGAATAAACTTCTTCTCTCCACTTATAGTCGCAATATCTACACGTAAAATGAACTTTCATTCATTATCCCATCAAACTTTTAGCTATGAGCAAAATTTTGTAAGTCAAACTTTCTACCAAATAAGCGAATTCAGGGTCCTGCTTCATATGCTTGCTGATCTCTTTATCGAAATAGCCCGGACATACTTTGTCGGCCTTCTCTAAAAGTTGAGAGCCTTTGTCGTCATCTCCAAGCTCGTACCAGTCGTGGGAGAGGCACACGAAAATCCTAGCTATCATAGCTGGATGATAGATATCGGAATTAACATCAAAATGCTCTTCCATTTTCATGAGTTCTTCGGCTACTTTCAAATCTTCTTTTGATACGTCTCCATGCAAATTATGTTTCATTGCTTCTTACTCTTTTTCTCAGGGAAGGGTTTGATCAGCCTTTTATTTTTGTCGTAAAACTTAAGGACTAAACACCCATCTCTATGTTTAAGAGTGTAGTATACTATTTTGCTAATGTCAAGGATTTTTTGAAATAGTTTGATGTCTACAAATCCTGATTCTGGTACTGTTACTATCATATTAGGCCTCATTTAATGGGGCAAATGCCGCTTGCGCACTCCATGCTATCCAATTGATCATCATTAACGCTACCACTAGTGATTGGCTTAACCCTTGCACTATATTCTTCAAATTGTTCTTTTGTAATCTCCTCATAAGGAGCCTGAGCAAAGCCATGGTCCGAATGAAGTAGAAAACTCATTGTTTTAACGCCCTTATTGTAATTGGATTCAAGCCATTTTTTAATTTCTGGCAACTCTTCTGACCTATAATATACTGTGCATGAAACAGAATTGTCCGACCACTCTGATTGTAATCTTTTAACGTATTCCATTTGCTGGACAGCACTTAGGTCCTTAGCTACAACGGTTCCTTCAGGAACTGAGACTGGAAAGGATGCAATAATGGTATTTTTATCATCCGTTCCGTCAAAATTCTTTTGATACTCTATGTCATATCCATTTTTGCGGCACGTCTCTACCAATGGATTATTAGAAGCTATCCTAATTCTTCTTATATAGTATCTGGAATAAGCTGGATGAACTCCAGGAGTAACATTTGGTAAAAGGGATAGTGTTCCAGAAGGCTTACATGTAGTTAGCTTGATTGATTCAGGCCATCCGTGTTCTTTAGAATACTCTTTGTCAAAACGTCTCAACTCAGCGTAAGCATCGTTGAGCCAGGATTTTTGCTCTTCTGTTGCTTGAAGATAACCCGTAACTCCAATACCCATTCTCATATGCTTATGAACCACCTCTTCAGTTTCTTCAGCGTGACACGGAAGGGCCAGAGAATGTTTGTTGATCCTGTAAAGATATTTTTGAACCTCAAAGAACTCTTCCTTAGATGTAATGTTGGGCAGAAAAATTTCTGCAAGACAGCAAGTCTCGTAAGCAGCTAGCGACTGCTCAGCGCAAGGATTGAATACTATTACATTTTTATCAGGATATTGTGTTTCTCCCAATCTTCCAATATCTTGGGACAGCTTGATATTGATCAAACCGTAAGCTTCTCCCTTACCATTATAGCCGTTCCAAAATTGTTCCGGCAATAACTTAATATCATTGCAAGCTACCGAATTATTGGACATAGCTCTCCAATTAGGAATACTTCCTTCACTCCAATTCTTAGCATTTAAGAACTGAAGATCGTCCATATCTCCTACAGCTAGCTGGGCGCTACGACGGACATTCCCGGATACAACTACAAATCCGATAATATTCATAATATCTAGGGCGTCAATAGGTCTAATCTTCTTGCCTGCGCGATTGTTTAATACTCCAGAAATCTGCTCCATACCCCAACAGAGTTCTTCGGCTCCGGCAGCTAACCCACCAAACCCTTTAATGGGAGCCCCTTTGCCACGAATGCAGGTAGTAGAATAACTAAAACCTTTGCCAGTTTTAAAGTGTGCTTTTAAAACTCTATCCAGTAATTTTATCCATCCTTCTCTGGAATCAGGAACAATAAAATCGGCATCGTTTGTGTCTTGTCTAACTATTTTAGCTTTTCTAACCTTGGGCAGTTGATAAACATACTCCCTTTGAATATTATAGCCAACGCCAGAACCCAACATCAGTGCATCCATGGTCCAAGTGAAGGACCTAATGGAATCTACCACGGTTCCAGCACAATTTTGTAGAGACAAAAGACCTAAGCGATCTACCGTTTTTGTTCCGAGCTGCCACCAAAAACGACCGGCAACAGAACCTTTTAAAGACAAAAATATCTCTTCCAGCCTTTTTTCTTCGGCTTCTGTAAAACCTATTTTAAGCTGGGTTCTACAAGCCTTGATGACACGTTCTACGGTTTGATTAAACTCTTCTGTCTCTGAATTCGGATCACTTTCTTTTAGCCTTCTAGAATATGTGCGCTTATAAGTGATATAGCCTATTGGACCCCATGGCGTGACGATCTTACTCATACTTTTAACCCTTCCTAAACCTAATCTTAATCCCAAAAAGCTTTAGAATGCTTGATCAATATCTCAGCCATTTTGTTAATATCTCTGATTCTATCCCTCTCTCCGTCCTCGAAACAGGCAAGAAAATCATTTTTTTCTCTATCCTTCAACTCCTGCGCAGCGTTTTCGGGGCAATTCTTACGCCAAATAATCCACTGACCCATACCTTTACGGCGACCTTCTTCGTCAAGACAAGGTTCGGTTCTGTGCTCCAGTTTTCCCCACTTCTTATCGTGCTTGCGTAAATATTTACGCTCATGGTTTTCGCGTCGAAGTCTGTAAACTATTTTAGTCAGCTCCTTAAGAGCGACCATGTCTTCGTCTTCATGAATAGCGTGACCATTTTCTAAGCCTTTATAAAGGCGTTTAAGCTTAAAAAGAAAAACGTCATAAACGTACGCCATGTCCCAATCGTGGTTGTCCCAACCGAACTTAGCGTAATCATAGGACCTGAGAATGCGCTCTTTGTAGATTTGGAAAAATCTCTCTACAGGCCAAAACACGTATTTCTCTATAAAATAGGCAATCTTTTTAAAGAATCCCTTTTCATCATCTCCGTACCAATCAGGAATTATATTTTTTAGGGCTTTAGACTTCACCACGCACCCTTCCTTTCCTCTACAAGAATCCAATTACCTTCTACGGGACGATCATCTGGATAATAAGCCCAACAAACCGAGGTCTCTGATATAGGATTCCCATTTTTAGCATCTACCTCAAGCCAGTACCTTCTAGGCTTATTACAAGAACATTCGCTGTTACTACGCCGTGAATTTTCCGAAGTACTCATGGAACTTTTCTCACCCAAAAAGGTAAAAGTTTTTGAGTTTCTTCTAGGCGTCGCTGAAGCGCTTTGACTAGACTCTGGAAGCGCCCTAAACTCACAAGAAGGGCATCTTTTTCCATTTGTTGGAGCCGAAACGCTTTCTCTAGCTTTCTAAGATGTGCTCTACGGCTCAGCCCTCGATGCTTCTTGTATTCTTTGTCTTTTTCTCTGTGATCGCTCATTTTTTAACCTTGTCTATATTCTTAATTGCCCTGTCTATAACGGTCCCGATTTCTACGGGGTCCATTCGCTCTTCTATCATGATTTCCATGACCCTCTCTGCGGCCTTCTCTGGGGATTCAATCTCCAGGAATTCAGTTATAAACAGAACTTGCTTTTTGGTTAACCTTACTTTTTCACCCAAGTGTCACCAATCAATCTGTAAGAATTAGGGCACGATAAGTTCCATCTTCATCGATGAGAACAATCATTCCATTTCTTCTATTAAGTTCAATAACCCTTTCAATACCCCCATCAGTGGCCTTCCCAATCGAAACCCATTTCCCACGACCTTCTTCCTGGGTATTTCTTCGGCGTTCCACCTTCTTTAGGTAGGGGAAGCCTGATTTGTCTGGGTGAATCTCAAAAGTGATCGGCTTTACGTCTGTCCTATTAGGTATTGTCATATTTTTTCCTATGTTGTTCCAAAAATCTGTCCAATGACTCTATAATATCTTTTTCAAGCCTTAGTCGTTCGCAGCCTGGGTAGCCTAAATGACCGTGTTCGTAAAAACTATCGTCCAATTCTTCTGTAAATTCAAGCCTAATCATCCCCGAGAAATCTTGGCAGAATTTGACTTCATACCCTAACTGGGTTATATCATGGATCAAATCTACTATTTTAAGTCCTGGTTTTGATAGCATTTATACCTCAAAACTTTTTTCTATATATTTATGCAAGACAGTACCATCTTCCAGATCTATCCTAACCCACTATTTTCTAAAAGTCAAGTAAAATCGTAAAAAGTTAACTTTCCGGGCGCACGTCCTGTGCGCCCCAACACGCTTTCCTCTGCTTACGCATCCGGAAAGCTGTGGTGGGGCTTACCTGTAGCCATTATACAAGCCTCAAATGTCCTGCCAATATCAATAGACCGTTTATGCATTGTGATACCATACATAGGCTTTTCAGTAACTATCTTTTTCTTAAAAGGCCACATACTATTCTTTCTCCAAAATCTTTCTTTCTGTCTCAAGATCCCTGTTCAAGGCGGCGGCTTCTGAAAACTTATCTCCGTAGCGAGCCCTGAGTTTTGCAATATTCTTCTCGCGCGTGGCTTCAACCGTGGTTCCAGAAACAAAACAGATTGCGGAAGCAGCCAAGCACATTTTTTTAAGTGAAAGTTTCAGTTTATCTTTGTCTAGTTCTCTGCCATAAAAAATATGCTTCTTTAGCAGATCGTTGAAGTCTCCTGACACGCAGACTGCGGCTAACAATGTGTATTTTAAGGACGGCAGACAGTGTTTTTCCAGTCCCGACAAATCACGTTCATGCTTAGAGACTTCGTCATGATCTAAACCTAAAGTGTTTACTGCTACGGCGGCGTACCAAAGAAGATCTCCCGATTCTTCAGAAATATTAACCCAGTCAATTTCGCCGCTTGGAGGAAGAGCATAAGCATCAACTAATTCTGTAAGTTCGCTGCTGAAACCAAGTCCGGCATGGAGTAGGCGAATCGCGTCTTCCGTAAGCCTATCTTTAACTGCGGATAGATCTCTGGATTCCGTTACTAAGACGTTCTGTTCGTACTCTTTAGGTTTCATAAATCAATCCTCTAGCTCGGCGTCTTCCTGCTCTTCGTCTAGGTTCCAAGATAGCTCATCTGATTCCATTAGGACCTGGAGAGTTTCGTAAATACGCTCTTTCATATCGTCGGAATCATTGGGGTCTGCCTTGATTTCCATCGGAATGGTTAATTTAATAAGTTTAAGTGCCATTTCTTATCTCCTGTTTAATACTCTTCGGTACAAGTTAACTAACTGCCCGTCCAGGGCAGTTTTGGGGCGAAAGCCCAAACTTTTTCAACTGCTTTACGGTTTCTTGCGAAACCTCCAAAGCTTTATCGAGAGCATACCTTGCCCCGGCATT